TAATATTTCCGTTCTCATATAATTCCACATCCATGAATTCAATGGATAATCATCATCATCACTATAACAAGCCTCACCTGTAACATGAGTAAAGTTCGCAAGTGCTGTTGGATCCTCAAATAATCCATATACCATAATGAATCTTACATACCTCGCAAAGTTCTGTACTCTCTTAGATGTAAGATAGATATAATTATTATAACGAAATACTGTAATTGTCTTTGAATTAAATTGTCCATTACCAGCAAACTTTGCCCTTTCAAGATGAACATACGAATAATCATATGCCAACTTATCAACTGATCCTACTTTAATTATTCCATCAGTATAATGCAATTCAATTGTTTTTGGTAATTCAAGTTTACTCTTAAGTACACTTACACCTGTTACCTTACTTGGACATTCACTTCTGTCTGCTACCTCTAACTCCATGCATGCCGGTTGAATAATCTGATCATCTATCGTATGATTTTTATTCACTTCGTTCCGAATCCATAATGCTCTTTGGTCATGAACCCATTTTTTAATCATGCGATTACTTAACTCATCATCATCAAACAGTTCTTGTTTTCTAATGTCAAGTCTAATCTGGTATGTCATTTCATTTAACGTCATCTTCCTATCTTTATTTTAGTCCCTAATCGAAATAAATAATAGTTCTATTCATTAAATCATATAAATTGCATTCCGTATAATTCACCTCTACAGTTGATGAGATTGATACTTCCTGAAAGTATAAAGGCAGACTGGTTGCCATCGATTCCCAATGAGGTATATACTCATAATTTATTAATAGATTTTTCATTTACAATGCTATTACAAGAGCTACTACCGTAGCTATTCCCGTTAAAACTTTCCATATAGTTGTTTTACCTTCCGCATCATCTCTCTGATCCCTCAACAACTCTTTTTCTTCTTCGTTATTTTTAATAATTTCCTTGTATGTACTTTTCTGTTTAGAAAAACTAATTGCTTCCGAATTCTGTTTAAGAACAATCTTATCTTGAATCGCAAGAACAGACTTACAATTATCTACCTGGCTCATAAGATTCTCATTCAATAACCATAATTCATTATTCTCCAAATAATCCAAATGTATATTTTTAACTTGTGGTTCATTAAAAGGATATTTATATTCACCTGGATAGGGATAAGCCCTTTGTAGGAACGCGTAACTAGTATCCGAAGGGATATTTAACAAACTATCCTTTAAGGCTCGTAAATCGTGCCTAATAGCACTCTCACTGTCTTCTAATACTATTGCTTTGTTCTTCCAAAAAATAACTTCTTTCCCAAGACTATCAATCTCAAACCTGCTTACAACATTAATACTATCAGATATTGATAAATCCTTTTGTAAAAGAAGATTTTTAAAATCCAATTCTACAAACCGCTTAGCTAACTGAACTGCCTTATTTCTTTGACAACCATTGCCACCTAAACTCAGTAAAAACAAAACAAGTAATAAAATAGAACCTATAGTCTTTACTCTCTCTACATTTTTAGAAACAAAATCAATCAAGATTTTAAACTTCGAAAATATTGTTTTCATAATTATTTAATTTAAATATTCTACCATTAAATTTTGTTCCTTATCACTTATTCCCCACATAAGAATTATCTCATCATGCGCGACTTCAAATTTAAGTAACTCTAATAATCCATCTAAGCTATCCATATTTCATAATTTATGGATTAAAAAAGTATATTTTCTGCCCTGCATCACGGCAGTCACAATGCACCCAGTTCACACCTGCTTCAAGTCTAATCGGGTACGGTAAATCTTCCTGGTTCCTTACAAGCCAATTTCGTACTTTCTCGGCTGTCATTCCCTTGACGCTAAAATCAAATGCCTGTGCTGTCGAGTGAGCACTCATTCTTACCTTGTCTAAATTAGTCCACATTTTAGCCAGTTGACAAAGATTACAACGAATCCCACTTTGTGTTTGATTACCTCCCCACTCGTAATTATTAATGTATATAGGTCGGTCAATATGTTCCCTGATCCAGTCTATTGTAATAATAATTCTGGGGTCAAAGAATTGCCATGCCCGGGTACCATATTTTTTGTAAATATGATTACAGACCAATTCATGCAACTGAAAAAACTTAGACCTTATTGCCATTTTCAATTATTTCATTTTTTAAATGCTGACAACTCAGCTAATTTGTGTAAATATTTAGGTGTAAATACCCCTATCAGTAATACAAAATCAAATAAGATAAAATTCATTTCAATTTTTCCTTTATTTAAGAAGAAAATTGCATTGAAAATAAAGAAGCATAACAACAATAAAAAACTGTTCAGCCTTGTTGAAGACTTTTGTATTGTCCCGTCTTCTAATTTTTCTTGAAAAAATCCAATTGGTTTCATAATTTATATTTTTTTAAATATTAATGTGAATAATTGTATCAAATCAACTCTATCATAAATGAAACAAACAACATAACTGAATCCAAACAGTCCCAACATATACCATTTTACGTTATTGCTTATCCTGTTTACCTTATCGGTTGTCTTTTTGTTTTCCCTCATTGTTCCGTTAGCTATATCCTGCCTTTTAATCATTGTATCCATCTTCTCTGCTACCCTGTCTATCTCTGATATTGTCCTTGCGTTGATTGCACTTGTCATGTCCTTTTGATACTGCAAGATTGATTGTTGTTGCAAGTCCAACATTCTTATCATTTGATCATGTGTAACCGGAGTTTTCATATTCTAATTTTTTCACTAACATTTATATAAATAACCATCATTTAATCTTCATTTGATATTACTTCTACATTAGAAATTTCAAAAGAACCATATTCAGTATCTTCATAATCAGCCCTGCTCGAAGTAGATAACATTAAATATCTATATTTCGTATTAGCTTCTTCAAGTGTGAAATCATCTTCACCCCATGGGTTAATATCCTCTCCAATACCTCCACCATATAAAATTTTTGCTAAAGTAGTATAATCGGAATCAGTATAAACTCTTATATAAAATTTATTATCTTCCGCTCCACCAACAAATGTTCGTTCTACCTCGCAATAATAAGTTGTATTTACAAGAAATTGATTTTGTCCACTATGAGCAACATGATCACCACCTCCACACGCAATTATATAGTTAGCTCCTGCACCAGCATCTGTATAATCATAATTGATTTCAATGTTTGGTCCTTCAACATTAAGACCAAGAGTATTTGATACTCCAATAACACCCTGTAAACTATGGTCTTCCCAGATAGTAGTAACTTTCAAAGCAAACCTCATCACAAAATTTTTCTTGAAATATTCAGCACCAAAATCATAATATAAATATGTTGTGGTATGTTCTGGATGAATATCTGTTACAGTTAACTTATCATTTATAACTGTAAAATTAGATTCAGGATCTACTTTAGTATATGTTGTTAAATCTTCATAATCACCTGCACCACTACCATTATCTTGTCTTATTATATACCCTTTAAAATCGGTTGTGGCTGTTATGTTCCACTTGTTTGCTAAGTACGCAGTCACTACATCTCTATCCCTATCAGAGATATCCGAATTATATATGATGACTTCCATTATTTCAGCATCGGCAAAAAGTGATGTTACATTATTATCAGCCCCTAAAATTATTCCAGATAAGCTATTGCTTCCAACATCTCCACTATCCTCTAAAATTCCATTTATCCAATATTCACCTGAAGCACCATTAAATAATCCACAATGAATATTATCATTTGCATTTGTCGTTCCGCCAATTAACAATGAGGTGTAACCATGTATTTCAAAATTATTTCCACTATAACGGAATATGTTTCTGTTTGGATGTACAGGACTATCTAAAATACGTTCTGCATCACCCAGATCCCCTGTAATCTTATAAACCACAAAAATAGTATTCGGCTGTGATAATGCACTCCCAAATGCAGCTGATTGTAAAAACGTACTATTAGCAGCAGTAAAAGTCACCCTCCCTGTACTTGCATCGTATGTCGGACGTGTTGCGTCATCGTTCTCATTCTTTACATGAACATTTAAACTCCCTTTCCCTTCCCAGTCATCTACATATGTACCGTCAAGTGTGAATTGTGAAGCATCTTTACCGTCAAGCCAGACCTTGCACTCAGTCGAGATGTTTAATGGTTGGTTGGCATCGTAGGCTCTTATAACCCTTCCATCAGGATACCATTCTTGTATTGACCATTCGTCTATCCAGACTATTTCACCAGCGGACATTGCATAACAATTAATTAAACAATTAGTTGCAGAACCAGCTATTATTATATTTTCATGCCATGTAAAAGATGTTGACAGAGATATAGTTCCTCCACCCGAACCACCAGCAGTATTAATATTTAATCTCGGATTACTAACACCATTTCCTTTTGCTTTAATTCTTATTTTATAAGTTTTTCCTATTGTAAGATCAGTGTTTATATCTGATAATACATTAAACCCTATATGAGCCCCACTTGAATGATCTACCCATTCAATTTTCAACGCAGAAACCCCGTCTTCTGTAACCTTTGTTATATTATTATTACTATAAGCTATCCAACTTTCAGTACCACTATCAAACGTACCTTTCCCTGCATCCATCAGAGATTTATCACCCTGATAAGTAGTAATTTTCTGCCCCCACCCTGCAAAGGCAAACAGAGAAAAAAGAAATATTAATGCTATCCGTTTCATATCTAATGTTTTACAATGGTTAATGTCATGTGATTAATATCAAACGTATCTGATGTAGTGTCCGATGTTCCGTATATCTCAATATAATCATTCGTATCCATTTCTAACATCCAATTCAACCCTACACAACTATCCTTATTTTGATTAGTAAATTTTCGTGCCATATTTGTAGCTTCTATCGTAGTACCATTTTTTGCTATACGAAATTGGGTTAACTGTTCTGTCTCCCCACTTTGGATTGATATATTACACGTAATAGTTACATGAATCGTTGGCGTTCCTGTGTAGGTTAACCGCCCATTTGATTCAGTGAAGCTATGTAGATGCCCTGACGTATAAGCCATTGTGCCTTCGTAGAGCTTCTCGAATGTCCCGCCTGTTCCGATTGTTTGTGTCCCGCCTGTTGAAATGTAAGTTAATCCGCCTGCATGAGAATTGCTTATAAATCCGGTTACACATAAATCACCTTCAACTTTTACAACATCTTCTTTAATATAGGCAGTATCAGCATGGGTGTTATAAATTTGTAAACCGTTGTCAAATTCTATTGTATCACCAATATCCAGATCATTTGTAACATCAATAAAATTAGTGATTAATGTATCATAAGTTATCTCTGAACCGTCTGCGGTTTCTCTCACGGTTGTCCCTCCTGTTGAGGTAGGTGATAATACCTTTACATCAGGAGTTGCCAGATTCGTTTGAAATATTGAATCCGTGACTGTAATATTTTTAAAATACTTGTTTTGTCCAAATCCTATTAAAGGAATAAACAATACCATAATAAATAATAATAACTTTTTCATGTCTATAAATTTTAACTATAATTAATTGCAATATATTCTACTGTACTATTAACTGCTGGTGTTATTTTAAATCCATTTTTTGTTTTATTGGTTAATGCGAAATCTACATTATTCCCGCTACCGTCATAACATCTTATCCCTATTGCATAACTTGTTGTACCTAATGCAGAATCAAATGTTATTGCCGTACCAGTCGTAACCACTGCCTCAACTGCTACTTTTATACTTGATGTATTCCCAAGTATTGCAACATATTCTGCCGTTTCATTAACTGCAGATGTTATCGTATATCCACCAATAGCTTTACTTGTCAAAGAAAAATCAATATTATTCCCACTACCATCAAAACACCGTATTAAAGTCCCATAACCTAACCCTGCTAAAACAGATGAGAACGATATTGCTGTCCCGCTTGTTGTTACTGCTTCACTAGCAAACCTTGTACTAGCTGATTCTCCAAATATAACAATATAATCTATTGTCCCATTAACAACCGGGGTTATTTTAAATCCAGTAGTTGCTTTATCCGTAAGCAAAAAATCAATATTGTTACCACTTCCATCATAACATCTTATAAATACAGAATAATCAGTAGATGATAATTTTGTAGAGAAAGTTATTGTAGTGCCGGCAGTTGTAACTGCACTACTCCCAGCTCTCCCTCTAAGCGTTACACCTACTGTAAAAGGAATTCCTATACCTATTGCGTTACCAAGCATTTTTTATATTTTAAATTTCAAAATAGAGCCCATAAATCATCTGCGACATTAGTACCGGTATCACAAATAATTTTTGTTAGTTTAACCGGGTTGTATCCTACTTGTACAGGTATTACTTTCTCATCAACATTAACAGAATCAACAATTGTTAATGCACCTTCTGTTCCGGCAAGAAGTGAAAACGACTTACCAGGATCATAATCTGATGTAGAAACATCAATTGCTTGTATATTTCCTGATTGTAAAACTGCATTAGTAAAAGTTTTAAGAACTGTTAATAATTGTGGTGTTACTTCACCTTTATTTCCTGCCATGATATTATATTTTTAATTATTAATTACGTATTATAAGGTTCTAATAATCTGTAACAATGATCTATTATTGCCTGTATATCATTCTCTGTTAATATATTATATTCATTATTTATTGTTGTATCTCCTACTATATTGTAATCTTGTAGTAATACAACATATTTACTAACAAGAATATTCTTCGTGTTTAAATGATCAACATACCAAAAATTCCCTGTATGATAAGCCATACTTTTAGCAAGATCATCACCTAACCTACCATGGAACAATTGAATTATTCCAAGATCATTATTTAACTGCGACTGATTCAATACTTGCATCTTCGTATAATTTTTCTTTCATTAACTCATCAAGTACATACTCTCTCTCCGGATTAAACTCTTTATCACTCTCTATCCATCCTCTAATTGCTTCTTTCTCTGCTTTCATGTTATGATGTGCACTCGGGATAACATTATCTTTAAGGAAGTAATGTGACTTCTCTGATTCGAAAAATGTAAACCCTGTCAATATAATTTTCTTAAAATGTAACCATCTTGCTAACATTATAGCCATAATTCCTACACTTGGGAAAGCATTTATCTCTTCTGCTACTACAGTAAACATCTTTGCAAATTCATCCTCATCACTATAAGTAATAACATTCATTCCTCTTGCACGAAGATCATTTGCATTTTCATTCCAATATTTATGCATTTGTTTTGCTGTAGTGTATTTTTGGTATAATGTATCACTTATTGGCAATATACCAAATATCGGATAAGTTACTTTCTTTTGAGGAATAATCTCATGGAATAATGAAGATATATTTAAGTCGGTTCTTTTACCTATCTTCTCGTATCCCTTACCAACCTTAAAATTATTACATCTCATTATAAATGAAAGTGTAATCTCTTTTGACAAATTGGTTTTGAATGGTCCATTACCAACAACTGTACATGCATCCATTTCACTAATCATAGGCTTAATTACATCCCTTACAGACCTTTTAATAACACTTCTATTAACATCTGTCTTAAACCTTCTCGATGCTTGGTTATGTACTATAACGGGATTAGAAGATACTATAAGATCATTATCGAATATCTTTATGTAGTCTGCTGGTAATGGTATGTAATCTAAAGTTGAAAATTCACTCATTATCTTTTGGAAATTCTTAGCATCAGGTAAGCTATTTGAATTATTCTCAACAATCCACCTGTCAATAAGTCTTTGTACTCTTATGTTATTTGCAAAATACATCGTACCAGTAAGCATCTCATTCCATTCTTTAATCATATAGAATGATAAATCTCCACTTACATTATCAAAGAACACCGGTTTCTTTAATACCTCTGCATCTGCATCAAGCCATACAACCGGTTTATTATACTTATTCATCACACTTTTAATAACATGTGGTTTCATCTGTGTATTCTTCTCCCATGATCCCTGTGGTTTATAACCAATAAGTTCATATTTTATACCATACTTATCTAATCCTTCTTTAAGTTTCTCTATCTCTTGTTCATATGGAGTATCTACTGTAAACATGGAAGCAACAACATATCCTGTATACTTACCTTTTACCTTACCCATCTTCTCATGCGTAAATTCAAGATTCTTTTGTGCCTGCTCCCTTACATTACCAGGTAATCCATTCTGTTTATAATTCAATACTTTTTTATTAGCTCTCTCTGCTTTTTCATATTCTCCTGTATAAAAATAACATATCCCTAATTCAAAATCTGTCATGATATCATATTGTACTTTATGAACAAACAACAAATCATTCCCCGGATAAGGCATACTTTTTATCTTCTCGAAATACAATTTAGCCTGGTTATACTTTTTTTGCTCCCTACATAATACTCCAAGTGAATATAAACATTCAAACCTATGTGGCCGAAAATCATATCCATCCAAGTAAGCTAACTTTGCTTTATCATTCTCTTTCAGGTTAGCAAGCATTATCCCTATTTGATATTTAGAATAATACACCTCTTCGGGCCATCCACCTTTATTTACTCTTTCCTGATAAAACTTTATCGCCTGTTTGTAATTCTTCATATTAGCATATGTCTGTGCTAAATAAAAATAACTCCTTACCTCTGATGGATTTTCCAGTATATCCTTCTCAAGTAATTCCTTGTCCCTAACAAGCTTCTCATGACGTGTACCGCCATCAAAATGATGATTAATCCACAAGCTCCGTAATTCAATTGGTTGGTTTAAAACGTCTGATGTGATGTATTCATGTGTTACTCCTTTATAATACCAATCTTTATGTCCACTAACAAATAATGCCTGTGCAAAATCTAACCCACCTTCATATCTTAAATGGTACATGTCGGCAGTTAGTTTACTCTTATCAAAATCTTTATTCCAATGTATTGTAAAATCTGCATCTGCTAATAACAAATAATCTGCTTTACCTTTTGCTTTCCGTACAAGTTCTGTCCTGTTATGTCCAAAATTCACAAATTCACTTTTATATACTTCTCCTTTAATATCATTTAATTCTCTATCAATTATTTCAAGAGTATTATCTGTGCTACCCGTGTCGATTATTACATAATAGTCAATAATCTCCCTACAGGAGTCAATAAGTCTTTTAATGATTTTTCCTTCATTTTTAACTATCGCACAAAGGCAGATAGTCTTTTCTATTTTCTTTTCATTCTTCATAATATACATCTCCATGCTTTTAAGTTAATAATTTATTCTGTCATTATTTTAAGTTTTATAATCATCACATAATTTTGCTGCACTATCTGTATGTCCGGCTTGTGCTATAATTGCAGCAGTATTAGCCTTTCCTGTCCCAATTGCTGTACCCTGTGCTGCTGGCCCTATTTCTACATCATCTATATTGCTCCATATGTATTCGCTACTTTGATCATTTCGTGCTGCTTCATAATAAGTCGTACCACCATCAATATAGAAAATCAATCCTTTTTGTGGACCTGTATCTCTTAACGAATAAGCTCCTACTCCTGCAACAAATGAACGACAAGCTCTTACCGAAGTAACATATAAAAAATATTTATAAAATATCGCTTGATTATCCAACGAAAATTGATGTCGCCAAACAACACTATTATTATATTCACTTGAACTCCAATATTCGCCCCCACTAAAATTACCAACTTCATGTGCATAAAGATTAGTACGCATTGCTGCTAATTCATCTTTTGATGGTAAAAACCAATCACTATTACACGTGTGATAAAATGTAGGCATGAAACGTTCCATTATATCTTAAGTTTTACTAATTCTAATTTCATTGAAATTTTACCATATCTATCACCAGTAACTTTTAATTGTGGCCAAATTTCACCAGCAGAACCAGTCATATTCAATCTTATATCAGAATCACCAATAACCGGACTTCTAAATGTTACCGAACTACCTCCATCAATAAACAATGCTCCTGTTGAATTAATGACACACCCTGCGTACAATTCTCTACAATAATCACCTGTGGTACCTGAATTTCCAGATTCCTGTATCCATATAGAATTAATGTCAATAGCAAAACTAGTACCAGTAGGACAAGCAATCTTATTACTTGAATTATTCCCCGGATAAACATCATTATAATATCCTCCTGTTGTTCCACTTACATTACCATAACAATGTATAGTAGAATATTGAGCATCGCCTGTCTCACTAAATTTACCACTTGATCTTGCAAATTCACTATAATTTTCAGCTTTAGAATTTTCACCTCCTGCATTTGCATAATTATTACTTACTACATTACTCCTTCCTGACACAATACTAGAATTTCCATTCACATAATTACTGTAACCACCTACAATATTTTCGATAGAACCACCCGTTACAATATTATTATATCCTCCTACTAAATTATAATGAGATGCTTCACTAATTGTATTCTCTCTACCGCCAACAATATTATTATGTGAATAATCTATAATATTCGATTGACCACCTATAATATTCTGCGAACCAGAACCAGTAACGCTGCATGATTGTCCAAAAACAGCATTATATGCACCACCACTAATATAAGCATTTGATCCACCAATAATATTTCCTTCCGCATTTAACCCCGAACAATTACTCTTATTTCCAAAAACAAAATTATATGATCCAACACCAGCAGTGGATTCATGACCAATTACGGTATTATATTCTCCCAAAGCTGTAGATCCCGCCCCTGTAATAACCATTGATCCTGTACCTGATGATTTCTTCCAATAATGTTCTTCTGCTCCACCAGTAGGTCCAGTAGGCCCTGTTACTGTCGAGTCGGCTCCTGTAGGTCCCGTAACTGTTGAGTCTGCCCCTGTAGGACCGGTATTGCCAGTAGGGCCAGTAACCATCGAATCAGCTCCTGTTGGACCTATTTCCCCCTGAATTCCCGTAGCACCAGTTGGACCAGTAGTATCTGAATCAGCTCCTGTAGGTCCTCGTTGTACGAATATATCCCAGTAAGTAGCTTCATTCACTCCTACTCCCGGCTCACTACCTGCAGTCGATGTATGTGCTAATATACACACGTATCCATTACCGTTACTAAAAACACAGTCATTATATATATATGTTCCTGTTATCCATGTACCCGTCCAATTGTATGTCGCTCCAGATGATCCTGTAGGACCAGTTACAGTACTGTCTGCTCCAGTTACTCCTGTTGGTCCTATAGCTGCTTGCATAGCCATTACATGAATAGAACCTTCATTTATTAATACTGTACCTGTATCAGTATTACTTCTCCTAAATACTCCTGTAAATCCATATGTTCCTGTTGCCAGTGCCATAGATTGATAATGAGCATATAATGATTCGGGTTTATTATCTATATGATATTGTAAAAATTCAGGTCCTGTTACTCCATCTATGACCACCGCATATCCTCCTGTTGCTCCTGTAACACCTGTACTCTGAACTGTAAGTGTCATTTCTGCATAAACAGGTACATTTGTATCAATTGTTATTGTACCTGTTAATCCGGGTATCTCTGTCCATACACCTGTCTGGCTCTCGATTGTAGAACTTAATTCCTGATATACATTTGGTACACTACCACCCGTTGCTGATGGTCCAACCGGCCCCAATGGTCCTGTCGGTCCAGGAGCATATACCCCGCCGTAAAGATTCACCCACCATTCATTAAATGCACCTGATCCTGTATTACTTATTGAATTAACATTTAATAATCCACTATCAGAATCATAAGTTACTACAGTTGCTTTAAATAATTGGCTATCTGAATGAGCAATAACAACATTCTGTCCTACTGAATAAGATCTTCCTGTACTAATAGACATACTCACATTAGTCGGGTGAGAGGAAGGGATTGTTTCTGTATCTGATGAAGTAGCAGCATATCGATCACCTAATCCATCCTCCCCATCTATCCCTGCTGTACCATCTGTCCCAGTAGATCCTGTTGGACCAGTAGGACCAGCTACTGTTGAATCAGCTCCTGTTGGGCCTCGTGCTCCAGTAGTTTCTGGAGGTCCAGTAGGTCCTGTTATACCTGCTCCTGTAGGACCGGAAGGTCCGGTAGGCCCTGTAGATCCAGCAGCAGTTGAATCTGCACCAGTTGGACCTTTTTGTACAAACATATCCCAATATGTAGCCTCGTTTGCTCCTATTCCCGGTTCACTGCCTGCAGTTGATGTATGTGCTAATATACAAACATACCCATTACCATTGCTGAAAACACAATCGTTGTATATATATGGTCCTGTAACCCATGGTCCAGTCCAATTATATGTTGCTCCAGACGATCCTGTAGGTCCGGTAATTGTGCTATCTGCTCCAGTAGGGCCTGTAACTGATGAATCTGCCCCTGTTGGTCCTGTCGGTCCATCGAGCCCCTGTGATCCTGTTATCCCTCGCGATCCTGTTTCTCCTGTATCTCCCTTTGTACCTTGCAATCCGGTATTTCCTGTTGGTCCCTGACTACCTGTGATACCTGTTGGTCCAGTCGGCCCATCCACACCGGTTACTCCTACCCCAGTAGCACCAATACTTCCTGTTTCTCCTTTAGAACCTGTAACACCACTTAATGCTTTATCACCACCAAGATAGACAATATTCCCCTTCTCAGTCCTTGCAGCTTCGATATGTGTTGTACCACCTTCAATATCCGGTGATGATCCAAGAAATTTTGCTCCTGTGGCCATAATTAATATTCTTCAAACATTCTTCAAATATTCTTCTAAAACTCTACTTCTACTTCTCTAAAGTCAAGTATTTGATTAATCTCAGCAATTATATTATCAAGTGCCGTTTCGTTTGCTGATGTTATAGCACTTTTTAATGATTGTAGTAATCCATTAGCAGTTATTGCATCTGCAAGATAAAGATCTCTTTCAGTACCACTAGTCATTCTTGCAATATTAGCAAACATTGTTTCTATTCCTGCTTCTGCATTACAATAAACATATGGATAAAAAGTACTCTTGTACATTACTGTACCGGTAGATGCTCCATCATCAGCAACCCAAGTAGCAGCAACATGGAAATTATTAGCATCAACTACCGTGGCATAATAATCAGCATTATAGTTTGTAGTCCCAGTAATAGAAGCATACATACCTGTGGTAAGACCGTGTCCTGTAGCATTAATTAATACTGCACCATCAACAGTTGCACCATAATCAGCATACGAAGCTATTGCAAAATCAACAGTTTTTAATGAATAAACAAAGTTATATAAACCATCTACATAGGTCCCTGTTATATCATTGAAATCGAATGTACTTGTTACCGGTGAACTAATCTGTGATAACACATTATTATCAGTATATGTTGCAGAGGGAGTTATTACACGAACTATTGCTTCTGTAAGAGTAGATGAATCCAAGCCGGATACACCATCCCATTTATCTCCATCTCCTGTATCAACACCTGTCTTCTCTTCGATACGGAATACTTTGCATCGTTGTGCTACCGTTAAATCCAGATCTGGTGTAAACATTATTTATTCTCCTTTCTTGTTTAAAAAAAGAGGGAAGAGGAAAAAATCCTCATTTCTCCTATCCGTTTGTCATCGTGGTATAAGCATCCAGAACATCACTTACAATATCCGGAGCTTCAGCGCCTGTAAATCCTGCTTTAAAAGCAAGTATTAATTGCTTCTTGCGTCTTGGAGTGGCACCAACACCCTCAGTTGGATGATCACTATAATAAGTCATACTTATCTGATCATAATAACCGCTTGTTGCTGCATCACTCTTATGTGCTGACCACATTGGATCTGCATTATAAGGATTACCAGCATTACCCAAAAGATCATATTCCAATTCGGCAATCTCTGCATAATAACCATGACCAAGAGACATTTCCGTACTTGTTGCAGATACAGTATCTCCAAATCCATCATCCAATCCTACATCAAAAGATACTTTACTATACCTTTTCTTAGGCATACTAAACGCTCTTGCAATACCGGTAAGCTTAAGACCGAAGTCTGCAGCATTAGCAGTTGCAGCTAACAATACCTGGCAATAACCACTACCGGTTGCATACGCACCACTCGCGGCTTCAATGGGTCTGTCAACCGAAAACTGTGTACCTGAATCAAGTGATAACACTTTATATATACCATCAGTTAATACATTCTCAGTCGTGCTTGTAACACCAAACCTTACATAGTCTCCTACTGCCAATTCAGTACCGGTATTATACTGACTGTTCGTTCCAACAGTTACGGCTTTTTCTCCCTTAACAATAGTACATGTATGATCAAAGTCATATGCTGTATCTACTGCTACACTATTAAGTAATTCAGACTTAATAGGTTGCACTGCTTGCCTGCGAAGAGTATTTGACAATATAAGAGCTAATCCATTAGCAATCTCTGCTTGTGTTGCAGCAGCATCAGATTTATAAGCACCATTAAGAATAATCTCTTGACCAAATCCTGTAAGATCTTGTTCTTTTAACAGTAACCTTATAACATATAAAGTACTGTTATTTACTTCAATGTCATTTGCAGAACCATTATAACCGATATATGAAATCTGTTCTGCAATAGCAGTATCAGTCTGACCTTTGTAATTCAGAATATTATCCTCTGGAATCAGATCACTCTCAATCAGTTTTGAACCACTACGTTGTATAATCTTACAACCGTATTTTTTTACCAAGTCATCTGTTAAAACAGTTGTAGCACTTAGTACGATATTATGACTATTAACAACAGCCATTTCACCATCCGCCAAATATGTATCGGTGGCTTCATAAATTGGACTATCGGCAGAAGTTGTAGGGCTTGCTCCGATATCTTTGCCAATCAATAATTGCATTACATCATTTTGTGTCATTTTCTTAAAGTATTAAATTCAACAATAATAATTTTCTATCTTAAATATATTTAAAGGAACTATTCAAAGTCCCATAAAAATCCTTTGTATTTAGTTTTGTTTTTCAAAGCACGTAAAAGATTTGGCCTATTCAATTCCAATTTCTTTACTGCATGATCAACAGACAAAAATGCATCAATCACTCCAAGGGATTCAGCATCCAGCTGAACAATTGGTGCAAGCTTTTCTTTTGTTTCTTTTGTTTCTTTAACAGGTTTTGCTTTTGCTAGCCTGCGTGCTCTTAAATATCTTTTACTCATGGTTTAAGTGTTATTAGTTTGTAATTTTCCTTCCTGAGCTAATCTATATTTCAATGTCTCAATAGCAAGATCAACCGCTATTTTTACTATCTCATTATGTACGCTCTCATTCAACTCACAAGGAACATTAGTGATTATCACAATCTTCTGCGGTCGTTTAATATATCTTATATGATAGTTCGTAATCGTCGTATCACTATCAGAAATTAATTCATGCATTATTGTACCGGTACTATCACCCTGGTAATCCATCCGCCATATAACCTCTTTCCCGGGTTTCTTAAACGGATTATTAATATCCATCAAGTAATTATCATGCTTTACCGGTTTAACCTTTGCCATCTTTGTTGCAGTTTCATCGTTACAATCCGTGTATTGCACCGTACAATCTTCTTTAAGAGAGTATAAAAAATCACTACTCATCTCTGCAAACACAGCATTATCATGTAATGCAGATGAACTAGTATCAAACTGCCCACCTGTATAATTAGCATCACATATTAATTCGTTTAATTCTCTCCTTGTTTTCTCATTTGATTCAAAGAACCTTTTATCATCTGTTCTGTCTTTACTGTATCCCCCTTCAACTATTATTTCCTGTGCTCTATTTAAAAATGTCTGTATTTCATGTGATTGGAATCTTCCAAATCCATAATTATTAATTTGTCCATAAAGAACATCAAACTCATAATGCATTTCTATTCCAGTCATTTCTTCTTATTGTGTTGTTTGTTTTTCCGATTTAATATTCAATCTAAACTTTGCTTCCTCGATATACATTTTTACTGCTAATTGTAAAATGTCATCATGTGTATGATATGAAAATTCACATTCATCTGTTTCAGATATAGCATCGTATGGCGTACAAACAGAACCGGAAGTTAATGTATTCTGAGAAACAACTTTAGTGATATAATCACCTTTTTGATATGTGGCACCCATATATACCGATGTTTCAAGTGCTCTCATTTTTATTCCAGTCCCTATCCCACTTAACAATGTTCCCCCTGATGCAAATGTTTCATAATTGGTATCAAAATTATATGGTCTCCTTAAATAAGTAAGAGAAACATTAGGCAAAGTAGCAGTATAAGTATCATGGATAATATATATTCTATCACTCTCCTCGAATACTACAATAGGATTTCTTAATATAGGATAATTCCATGGAGTAGATATTAAAACATCTATCTCCGAATGTGGAACTATTCGATTAGGAACATATTTTGCTGAAGCAATCTCAATAGCATCCGATCGCGTTACCTGTGAATCGGATCTCACATAATAAACATAATCATCCAACATATCAATATACTTTGCTTTCCCGCTATAAACACCTAATGTTGCTGGACTAGTAGAAAAAACAACAGTCTTAATGAAATTTTTTAAATCATCCGAACGCTGTTGAATATATCTAACATTCTCTTCGGTCGTAGGCAAACTAATATATTTCTCTTTAAGATACCTTATCTGTGCTTGAGCAATAAATTTAAATACAGTAAATGTGTCAGGTCTTTCTTCAGAAATAAATGCACTACTCATTTCCTGAATAACCCTTTCAAATTGTATTTGAAAATCAATGCCTCTCATTATTATTGTGTTTTAACTGTTTTTTCTTCAATAACCTTTGTTTCGAATCTTTGATCTTGTGATACCTGCATTGCTTCTCTAACTGCCATATCAACAATTTCCTGATGTGTATAATCTTCCAAATCACAACCACCATCAACAATCAATGCAGTAGGTTTTTTAATATATCCTAAATGACATTTATGGTCAGTATCAAGATAACCCGTTGTGTATGCATCAAAAATAATATAGACAACATCCCCTGAAACATAATACTTCGGTCGCTTAAAGCGTGGTTTATTAAATCCTGTTGTATCAAATTTCCTCGCATACTCTATTTTTACAAAATCACACTTAATCCATTCCTTGGTCATAATCGGTTCTGTGCGTGTTACCTGTGCTGATAAATTAATTATAAACATTAAATCAGACGCATCAATTGAAAGACTAATTCCTTTTGACCTTGAAAAATACGAATTGTTTGAATATACAGTTGCTAATACTCCAGTCATTAGAGGTCGGAGATCAGCCACCCGTTTTTGATTATCCTCAAATGCAGGTGGTCTGAATTTCTCTCCAAACATTCTTTCTTTAATGAAATTATCTTGTGCATTATTCAGAAACAACAATATCTCACTGTCCTCATAACCTGGAGCAGCAAGATTTGTCATCTTGTCATAATACTGACTAAAACTTGTAATCATTTCATTTACCGTCATGATAAATTACTCCTTAGTATTTTCAACCTGCTGAATTAATTTCATTTCAAAATCCTGATTCCTTGAATCTTTTATAAACTCAATTACATCATCCAATACACCAATTGGCTTATCGGCACCAGGGACAAAATATAAATGTTTCTGCCTGATAAGTGCCCCGCAATTAGTTGACTTTTGAATAAGTAATTTAACCTCATAATTCTCATCCTTTAATATCTCAAGAAATAATTGCAGATCCTCATCAATTACCTTTCCGAGTTCTGCCTTACACCATTCGATCGAAGCATCACGAGGTGGCCTCTTAGCCTCTTTCTTATTCAAGTAATAAACATAAAGGAAATCTTTCATTTTCGTTACCGAATAATCAATCTTCCCAAATAATTTATAAGCCTCTTTAACATCCTCAACCTTCGTAACCTTCTCTTCAATTTCTTCTCCTTCTGCCACAATAGCAAATTTGTAAGTTCCCTTTTCAAACCTGCTTTTCCAATCTTGTGCAATCCGATTAGTATCTGATCGTAAAATTAAATACTTCACAAAATCAATTGGATTAGAGAGATCAAGTGTTAATCCGTTCTTATCAAGAGAAACCGTATTTCCAATCCAGTAATTTTTCTTAACATGAACATTTAATCTTGATTCATCATCTATACCAACTTCTGCAGCAAATTTCTTCTTATCATCATATTCGTCATCCTTCACAAAATCATATAAAGGATCAATAATTACGTTCCCGTGTGTTATCGGAACAACGATCCCCATGGTAGCTCCATCATTCATGAAAGAGCTATCATGAGATTCGGGTACCCATCCGCCTTTTCTACGAATAGGTCTTACTGTAACTTTCTTCTTCCGGAGATCCCGGATTTTTCTACTATAAGCATTTGTCTCCATGCTATTTTACCTCCTTATATTAATTAATAATTCAATTACTTATTTTACGCAAGTACACTAGGTTTAATGGTAGCACACCTTGTAGGATCTTTAACCATTACACCACGGGTTGTAGCCCTGTGAATAGTGTATCCATCTTCCGGTGAAGCCATTGTTCTAGTTTTACCTTGTATCTGAAACGGATCACGAAGACCTGGAATATACCCCATAAAGTCTTCCATTCCTTTTTCAAGAACCAACTTAATATTATCCTCACCACCTACACGACCAACATTAAGAATCTGATAAACATAAGACTGAGCAACCCCTTTTCCAGATGGATGCAAAATCTTATTTCTCTCTCTGTCGTCAAATGTAGGATCGACCATAACACCAAGTTTAGTACCGTCGGGACCCATATACTCGATAAAGTTTTCATGCAATCCCCATCCCTTACCTGTCTTATACAACATATCTAAGTTCCTAAGTGGAGTATAGAGTTGTGTATAATTTTTCAGGGATTTATGGAAATTGTATGCTCCCCATTTACCGGTACGCATAATAACCTCCCGGCTATCACCGTATCCACCATGAGAATCATCTGTAAGGTCCATAATAGCTTCTGTAAGCCATTCAATATCCAGATCGAAATCATTGTAGAAAAGCATATTTCCACTTTCGATCTGCTCTTCTAATCCTGCACCTTGTTCAATTATGAACCCGGAACTACCTTTTTGCTTGAATGTTCCATCATCAGCTTTATTGGTAGATGCAAAATTAGTCAGTTTGTCAGCCATGTCCTGGAACTGCTGTTCAAATTCCCAGTCAGCATAATCCTGCCATGTCTTCATTATTGTTTCTTTACCGTCAGAATCAACTGCTTTCCATGCAAATGCCACGGGACGATTAATCATATTACCCGGCCTGGTATCCTGCATACGAATCATAGAGAAAGTGTTCTTCATAGAGAAAGGACTGGTGTAGGAAGGTGTTCCACCCTTGATGGATAGAGTCTTTTCTACAATAGACCATTCTTTTGAGAACCGCTTACCTGCTACTAATTCAGCATATGGAATATACAGATCCGGATCACCGGTAAATAATTCGCATTCATAATCCCAATTCGTCCCGTTAGGGGTTGGAATATCTACAATACGAATAGGATATACGGAATTCTGCTCACCAACAATTAAGTTAGTGTCTGAAAAATACTGCTCAGGAAAAGTCAGTGTAAACCTTGCTCCGTTTATACCTGTCCTGCTTGTTGCAGAAATTGCAGATCCGTTAACATAACATGCGACTAAAGGAATATTCTTTTTAGAACTTCCTTGTAATCTCCAGCGGAAATCATCATCCGTTGGTAGTGTCAATGTATTAAATTTATTCAAAAATATCGAAAAATTAATACCTCTATTTGCCTTATATAGCAAACTTACTAACTTACTCGTTTCCTGGGGTTGCGTTTGATATATCGCTCCCAAGTGGTTCTTGGTTGTTAAACCAGCCCATTCGGTAGGAAAGTACTCTTGTAATGGTGATACTTGTTGCATTTATATAAAATTTAAAAATGGTTTTTCTTACATGTTTGTCGGGAAAATAATAACATCTTCTTTCTCCTTCTCACTTTCTGTCTTTGGTTTCTCGACAGTATGTATACCGGATTGATGTTTATCATTCCCGAAACTATTTAATAATTTATTTGTTGCATTACTCTCTGATTTCTTGGCAAACTTATTTAAGTCTTTATTACCATCAAAAAATCCATTCTTGATAAAATAATTTAGTTTCATCTCAAATACAATTGGATCTTTTGCTCTCACGTCCATAGCTGCACTAATCGGTACATCTCTGCCATTCCTACTTTCATATCGTACAGGAACAGTCATCATCTCTTCAATCTTTGTCTTTTCAGCTTTAGTAACTTCTATACCAGGAAATATTTCCTTAACCTCGGAAACCTTTTTAGAAATATTCTCTCTCGTTTTCTCATTTGCTTTTTCCCTAGCTTCTTTATCCGCTTTAGCTGCTATTTGAATATCTTTTTCTTCTTTATCGATAGCTGCATTGATATCATTTAATCCATCTTTCGACTCTTCAAACAATTCTTCATCCTGTACAGCCTTCTCAACAAACTTCCCAATCTTAGCTTCAGTAAATCCTTTCATCCTTAAAGATTCCGAATAGGTTTCTTTTTGAAGTTCTTCATTATCTTTAAGATCCTTTTCACCTATAGAAGCATATCTATCTTTATAAGACATTATATTACGTACAGTTTCAAAAGGAACACCTTCATCAAGTGATTTAAGAAAATCCTGTGCCATTGGACTGAGAGACTTCTTGTATTGATCAATGCCAGTATTGATAGATTCTTTTATCTGCATAGCAATATGTTCATCTATCTTATCAAGAGCCTCTGCCGGCTCTAAATCTTTAATATCATCAAGATTAAAATTGGGAAGTACACCTTTATCTTGAAGAGACGCAGCATGGAGATGGACAGAAGACTCTCCTTCATTTGGCGTACCCCCCAGTTTCTTGTTGTCATCTTTTATCTCTTCTGATTTTTGTTCTCCACCTGCTGCTTGTGTATTATCAACCTGAATAGTGTCAGGTTTTTTAGGTTCTTGTTTAACTTCAGGTTTATTACCTGGTTCTGTAGGTTCTTCTTTGGTGCCATTTTGTGTACCCTGAGTACCTTCTCCTTTGTCACCTGCATCCGATTGTATCTCCGTTTTAACCTTTTCTAGTTCTTCAGAGGTTTGATCAACCGTGATCAGATTCTCCTCGATACTATCTGTGTCGATAGTGTCGAAAAGATCATCTTGACTTTGCTGCTTTTGATTCATAAAAATTTCTCCTTTGCTTTTACAAGTTTAATAATTAGAAAATAAATGCACAACAGTATCACCAATACTGCCTTTGTTTATATAAGTTTTTCCTTTATAGAGATTTTTATATATAATTAAATTATATGTTTTGGGTTTTCCTTAAAATTATTTTTGAGCTTTTGATGTTGCTTTTCTACTCCTTGCAATCTTCTCTTGTGAATTGATATTCAATTTATTAAGTTCTTTATCCTGCTTTAACTTTGCATTGAATTGTCGACTTTTCTCCTCAAATTCTTTACGTCTTTCTTCTAATTGTAAACGTAATTTTTCAAGGTCAGCACGATTCTTCTCTAATTGACCACTATCTGAACCCTGGGCCTTTAATATTTCGGCATCAATCTCCATCTGTTTCATGGTAATCTCTGCCTGTATTTTATTCATCTCGATTGCGTATGTCTGATCAATTTTCATCTTTTCAAATTGCATCATTGCCTGCTTGGTTCTTTCTTGCGATTCCAAAGTTTCTTTTCTTGCAGTATCTTCTCTCTGATCTCTCTCTTTCTCTGATTGTTCAAGTTTTTTAGCCATTGAAGAAACACTTGTATCACGATAGATATTTAACACATCAGATAATTTAGCTTTATCATTCTGTAGAGCTGCATGAGCAAATTGCTTAATAGCTTGTATAAGCGCTGCATCATTTGAACTATCCGATACATATAATCCATATTCTGATTCAGCCAACATTTTCCTATCTACAGTTACTATATTAGAAATTAATCCGTCATCAACATATTGCAATTTCTTCACACCTCCATTCTTTGCATCACCCCAACAATGTTTTGCTGTTTCAAGAATTAACATTAATACCCTTATCTTAGTATTATCATGTAACATAAACCACTCTTCCGTTATATGAGAAGATTGAGTAACACTTCTTTCTACACCACCAAGTGTTTCACGATTACTTATTTGTCCTTCTCTCTGTGGTGATATGCCGGCAACCTCACTTAATTCATTCTTAACATATAATGCCAATTCAAGATTTGCTTTTATGACTCCTTCAGAAGATAGATTTATCGCTTCGGATTTTCTCTGCTTAACAGTACCAACCAGTCTACCCTTAGCCATACCCTTCTTCCCTTCCTTGAATGAATCCTTAATCATATACCCATTTGCCTCGGCATACATCATAACCAGTTCTTCATCCCATCCATCAGGTATCTCTGCAAGATCCAGTTCAGCTATTACCCCTTTATTACGCGCAGACGCAAGCTCTGTACGCCTCATATAAACATTATATAGATACTTGTAAGGTTTTACCCTATCCATAAGAGATATTCCCTCACTGGTATTTATACTATATATTGTACCTACATATGGTGGTAAGCACTTAGAAGGATTACTCATTGACGATCCTATCCTTGGTAGAGGCTCCATTCTAACATATATATCCGGGCCTATCTTATACCCTTGCCACCATTCATTAATCCAGAACCATTTAACTTTCCAACCAAGATCATCTCTTATAGGAAAATTCTCATCAACAAACGTTTCTCTTTCATCTCCATTCTTATCTATATAAGCAAGTTTACCAACCTTCTTACGTGATTTCCATACTACACGGGAAACTCTTATATCCCCATCAGCATTATAATGACTACCGTAGCCATGAGTTGTCTTACCATCAACGGTTATGAGTTGGGAGTTTGAGTGATATGTACTATCCTGGGCACTATCAATAGGACCAACAAGTACAATATCTGCCGGATGTTTTCCAAACCGGCTTTTTTCTTCAAGTTGCGAAACCTGATCACTGCTCAAAACATCCCAAAACTCATCGATCACACTACCCACGGATCGAAAACCGTCCTCCACTATTAGATCTGCGTCTTCTATCTTATGACTTTCCCCCATTCCCATCGTATAAATGTTTAGAGGGTTTTTTCTTGTTGTTATCGGTTCACCATGTATTGCATCTACAGCAAATATTTCTTCTGCAGCTACAAGCACATCAAAGAATGATGAACTGAAAATATGTTTTAATTGTTGTGTATGCCAAAAATATGAAAGGATCCTACTACCCATCTTCTCAGAAGCATCTTGGTATTCATATTCCTGGTAATGTTTTAATTGTTCCATTCTTCTTCCTGCTTGCTCTTCCGAATAATCTGAATTACTTATTTCAGAAAACATAAGATCCCTTAATTGCATACCCATCGCATACTCTTTTGCACTTATGGCATCTTCATTAACTGTTCTTAACCGAAAATCAAATCTACGTTTCGCTTCTTCTCCTTTTAAAACATTAAACTTTGATAACTCGATAGGATAATTCTGAATCTTCGCGGGAAAATGAACACCTTTAATATTCATAGGATTAAAAACCTTCTCGATCTCCGCTTCGTCAATTATTCCAGCTATCAAATTATAATTCACCACAAGGTCCGCTTTACGTTTTCTAATTATTCCAGTTTCGGAAGTAGTAATCGTTAATCCTGCTTCGATATTTTCTTTTCCCCATGTCTTGTTTTTCTCTGTCATGGTTTTCTTCTGAGCAGGTAAATGATAAAGTTTTGTTTGTAACATAATTTTAAATTTTTAGTTGTTTTTTTAATTCTCTCATTTTTAACATTTTTGCAAATGGATCTGCTTTCTCCATGGCTTTATATTTAAACATATCCATTCTTGCAAAAAAACCTGGTACCTCCAATGCTTTATGTGATTCCTCCGGATCGAAATGCATCATGTCTTCTTTAAGAAGCATCAACATTCCAAATGCGCTTACTCTGTCAAAATTACCGTCTTTATGCCAATATATAAATTCCTGTAATAATGGAATAGATCGTATTGTATGTAAATTCATTAACTCACTACTACTGCTAACTTTAGTCACCAAATGTATTAATGATAATTCTCTCGCCCATTTATTTATTCCCTGTGTACCAGGAGATCCTTTTCCACGATTAAGTACTACTTTATCAACTACCTTATCAGCTACTACCTTTGGAGTATCACAAAGCAAGTATGAAGAGAATGTATTATTCATATAAGTCCCCATACCCTTGCAATCATTCTCGTAATTACACTTAGCATTATAATATATTAGTAACCTGCGAACATTTTCATAATACATATTCGCTGTCAGTGGCCGACCAGTATATTCTGCAACAATTCTACCTGTCACTTTATTCATGACAAATGTTGAACCAAGTGAATCTGTTGTTGAGTCATCATGGTCATATGTATCGTTACCAGCTATATAAAGTCCATACGGCACTTCTCCATCCTCTCCTGTTACTGGATGCTCATAGATCACTATACACCCTTCTATAAGCTTCTTATCGTTTAAAGGGAATGTTCTAATCGGTCTTGCCTCAGGATCTAGTTTCCATTCAATCTTTTCAGTCTCCGGGTTAATTACAAGTTTACCAACATACTCTGTGTCTTCGAATTTTTCAGGGTGAGTTCTTACATACGCAAGATGTTCTTTAAGATCATTAATAGGAAAGATAGTACCACCAATACGCATACATGCTTCCTGTGGTGTCTTGGGTTCTTCTGCAATGTGTCTTATTATTGCTTCGGGATTCTTTGTTTCATTTCTTACTTTATCCCTATCAGCCTCTATTAGTTTATCTGCAAGTTCTGTATCTGAATTACCATCCTTATCCATGGTCCCTTCAAGATTCTTTAATACAGAAGAAAAGAAACCAGACTTCGATCCAGCAGTTGTAGTATCCCATATATTAGGAACCATATGAACATTATATCCACCACCTTCATAATAAAGTTGCTCTAACCCCATAAAGTCTTGATTTTCAGTTCCTCCAGTTTGTTTGGTTATAAAATTGTTTGAGATATATGTATTTGTGTAAGCTGTATGAAGATTATAAATATTCTGCATCCCTATATATTCAACCTTTGTAACAGATTCGGTTCTAAAATTAGTCATTCCTTTTTTGCCAATAAAAAAATGACCTTTATCATTATCAGGATTCAATTCGAAAACACCTTTATTAATTCTGCTTCTATCTATAGAATTAGATTCATGTATCCGTCTCAAGACTTCCACTTTTTTCTTAGACAAAAGTTTAATATTCTTTTCGAAATTCTTTACATCATTTATATTTGTAATATACAATCTATAAACATATTCTTTACCACCACTATATCCGCTAGTTCTCTTCTCTTTGATTATATTACCATGAATGCCAAACTTCGTCAACTGATAATAAACCTCCTTAAGTAAAGGTTTAATATTACTCGTCAATACTACTCGAACTGTTTTCTTTTGCTTAGTCCATGTCACATGACCATCTGCATCAAAATAGCCTGCAAGTAAATCAGAAAGTGATTTTTTATTATATTCGTGAATATTCTTAGGGAGCCTTTTATCATCTTTTACTTGTCCGTATATACCAATATCTTTTAATACATGTGAAAAGTTCTTTATTCCTACCGAATCATGCACTCCTCCATTACTCATAAATTTTGATTTGTATATAGAGGTATCATAATTTTTCTTAACATATTTTAATATTGAATCGTCTGCACATGACAATTGAGGAGTTGCTCCTTTTGTATAATTTCCATCACCAATTAATAATCCTATTAATCGAGCATCTTTTATATTCTTTTTCCCAAATACAGGAACTTCATCAATCTTTAATAATTGATCTCCTGGTTTTATATTTTTTGTTAATGTAAACGAAACTCTTCTTCCTGCCTGAAATTTTCCATCCATATATTTATACCATTGAGGTCTTGTCCACATTAATGGATGATCTCCTGAACATTCTATATAATTTTCTCCTGAAGTTGTTATTCTATAACATGGCTTTTTTTCAGGAGGTTTAAACCATTTTATTTTTTCTTTATAGGACTTATAACCATCGTAACCTATAATTCCATCCTCTTGTTGTAAATCTTCAATATTTATTAGTTTTCCATCTTTCGTCCATACTTTAGTTCCTGCACAAACACAGCCGAAGGATGCTTGCAAACCAAAAGTAAGTCTTCCTTGTTGCATACTTTTTAAGGAGATGTTCCATGCTTTTAATAAGTTAGGATTTTTTCCGCTCTCTTCATACAGTATTAATTTTCCACGCTTGCCACGTGCTTTGTTCCAATTGTTTTTTAGACTTACTCCTATTATCTCTGACTTAAATCCTTTCTCTATTTTTAATCCATTCCTCTGAATATAGTAAGAAGCTCTTCTATGCATTACACTATTATGGACCTGTCGTCTTTTTCCCCATGGAGTATGATTTTCTATATGAGTCATCATATCCCATGCCTTGGTTATTATACCATCTTCAATAAGATAATCTTTATCATCCGCAAAACAATAACTTTTACTTCCTGGAATAAGATAATAATTACGATTACACATACCGCCACCTTTAAGACTAAATCCTCTCCCCCTGGTTTTGATTACCACTGCATGTTCACCACTCTCTTCTGCATCATTCAGATAATGAAAATATGTATAATCATTATCCCAAAAATGAGGAAATTGATCCTCCCTATCAGCTTGTGTCTGTTTGGTTAATTCATCAAATCCCCTTTTGTTATCATCTATTTTTTCTCTCTCTACAGCAATAGGTATTGGACAATAATTTAGATAGAAATAAAAATAACCAGGAATCCAATCTCTTCCAATATCATATCCAAAGACTGATCTCCTGGCTTCTTCTTCCCAGAATTTATAGTACATACTATTGGGGTGAGAATTTACAGGGTAATTAGTGTATCTTCCAAACTCTTCAAAATGCAGAGCAGAAGCACGCCATTCATCGGTATTATAATGTTTAGTATTCTTATAATAACCTGATGTGATTATATCGCTTTTAGGTTGCACCGGTGATAAAATGTCACTGGTCATAATATGTTATTTTATATCTTTAAGCCAGGTGGCTTTCTCTTTATCTTCAAACATTCCTGCTTTTCCTCCACCCCGGATTATCATCTCTTCTTCTTCATGAAACACTTTCCTCTCCCATTTCTCCAACTTCTCAAGTATTACTTCTATATCTTTTAAACTCTTCGTGATCTTTGCAGGTTCATAATCTTTTTTCTTTACTGGGTTATATTTTAAACTTTCAAGATAAGCTATAAGAGAATCTACTGTCATTCTAATAGACTTAAGGTATCTCATAGAGGAAGTAAGTTGTAATTTTTCATACTTTTCTATTGCTTCTATAACGGTATCATCAGGAATATACTTTTTATCTTTCATGATATCTTTAGCAATATTCTCCTCTTTCTCTAAGCCAAAGGTATTATATTCTGACTTATAATCAGCAATAAAATATATATATGCAAATTCTTGTTTAGCTTTTTTCTTGGTTTTTGAAGGATCACGATCCCATATTTTTTTAAATTCCGGCACCAACATTAACATTGGATCAGGTACCATTTCGTTATTCTCGTTATAATTAAACATATCTTATCTATTTAGTGCTATACGTTTCTGTTCTTTCAAATAATATTTGCGACTTATATATTTTAATCGTTTTTTATTGACCTTGAATAATCCAAACAATGGTAATCTGACTGATGGCAAAAATCCCTTTTCTTCATCTGCCATATTTATTACTTCCTTCACCCCTTCAAATTGCGACATCACTATCATATATATTGTTGTCTTTCTAAGACCATGTTTCTCTGCTAATCTGGATAACTCTTTGTCTGTCCATTTACTCTTCATGACCATTAATCTTAAATTTGAAACTTAATAGTTGAGTTTCGTTACTATATACAATGAATGGTTTATTTATAGTTTTCCCATTAAGAATTCTCATTTTTCTTAACATTGAAAAGTAATTATTTAATTGATGAATTTTTATTCCAAGGTCAAAACATATATTTTCTTTTATATGTTTTCCGAATACAACATCCCATTTTACATTATCAGGTAAGTCTTTATTAAGATCATTATGATATAGTAATTTGGCATATATTTTCAACGGGATATCACTTAATCTGATTTTCTTTTTATTCACCTTAGATAGTATAGCATCTAGTACAGGACGCTTTAACGTGAGGTATTCAAGAAAGAATTTTTCTTTGGTTGTGGGAATAATAATCTCTTCTACCGATGCTCCTAACATATCCTAACGAAATTATACATTTAGTACAAATGAAAAAATACTGTTGTACAAAATGAAATTATATGTTTCAAAGATATATTATAAAAAAACAACAGCCAAATAAAAATATAATATTCTTATCTGGCTGCTATCCTAAAAGTTCGAAATCTCCTTGCTGCGTCTCAAACTTTCCTAGGTACTGCTTTACGTCAAAGATACAATTTAAAAACTATTCGCAACTAATAAACAATACCAAAAACTTCATGTGCTTTAATCATGTAATAAAGTTTCTTATTAACTATTACCGGTTCACCTGTACTACCCCTATAATATATCTTCTGACCTACTTTAACCGGCATAGGCATAATTACACCTTCCTCGATAGATCGTCCGGGACCGACAGCCTTAACACTTGCCTGGTTAGGATGTTTATCCCACTTACCAAGGAACTTTGACGAAGCATCTGCATAGGTCGTATACTCTTCTCTTCGTTGCTTTTCAATCTCTAATATATTACTTGGTTTTGCTGCATCAACCGACACAAGACCAAGTTTCTGTATCTTGCTTTCTTCTTTAGACTTAATGTTTATTCTCTCAATCACTATCCAGTCCTCGACCGGGTGTAGTGGAAATTTAATTGGATCTTTCATACTGCGTTTTTATTAATATTAAAATGGTAAATCTGTATTTTCATTATTGCAATCCTCCGGTTCTTCTTTATTTTCTTTTTCTACAATCTTTGCTTCGCTTACTTGTGGTTCTTTCTTACCAAACAATTCATCATCTACTGCATCCTCGTTAGCTCCACCACCCAGTATATCATTACTCTCTCCATTCATAGATAATACCTCTCCCGGTCTTATAACATCTCCTAACGTGCTATGATTGGTACCATCAAGTAAATCTATCGTTAATACATCAAGGTTGGTAAAGTACATCATTTTCCCATCCTTATTTTCCCACTTCCTGCCGGTAAGTCTATACTCAATCATCACCTTATCTCCTTCCTTTATTTCAGAAAGCCTTGTAGTCATATTCTGTACACACTGGAACTTCACAAATTCTTCATTAGGTTCTCCTTTATAATTAAGATCCTCTATTACTAACAGAAATTCCTGTTTACGAAAAGTAGATGACACCTCTTTTATTGGTAATTTTTTCTCAATTACTCCAACTATTCTGAATTTATTTTCTTCCATTGCTATCAAATTAAATATTTATAAAAGTACAAAAAATATCAATTAAGGGAAAGCTTTACACATAGAATCATTGATTATTACTTTCTCAACTATTTCATTATAACTACCGAATGTGCATCTAGGACAATCTTTTACTTTAATATCGCGTATCATTTTTCTATGAAATTCTGTATTCCATACTTTAAGTATCTCTACTGGATCCGGATCATGCTTGCATAATATTAAATCCTTTCTTCCGCGCATGTCAAAACATGTATGAACATTACCATCAGCACCAAATGTAGGTAACAAAGGAATCGCCCAACATCGTGAGAAATTTACTTTACGTGAGAAATCCGGATTGAACTTATGTCTTATTCCATACACTCTAAAATATTTTGTTTCAAGTTTCATCCCTTCATTTAATTGCTTATTTATCCTATCAATTAAACTTGTATAATCCGGTTTTCTTATTACATGAGGTAGATTATCCCATCCTGCCGGTCTTAAATGAAAATCATGTACTCCTATTTCTTTAGCCAATTTTATTGCATCATATATCTCTAATGCATTACCAGGAGTTAAAAGAAATTTGAATGCCACATCACATTTCGAATTAGTATCTCTAATCCTTTTTACAACTTTCTTAATATTTTCTATTACTAATTTAAACATTCCACCACCATTAAGTCCCTTAAGTTTATTATATGTTTCTGTTGTTGCTGCATCTACAGAGAATCCTATCCATCTTGCTGTACGTGCTATTGCTTCTATATGATACTCCTTCATAATAGATCCATTAGTAATAATTCCTATCTCCATACCATGATAATACATTCTATTATACAAACTTACCAAATTAGGATTCATAAAACTCTCACCGCCACCAGCGATGCATGCTGAATTAGGAGTCTTATGTCTTGTTGAATTTCTCCAATCAGCTAAAAAATCCACTAATTTTATCATATGTTTCTCTGACATATCCATCCCACTTTCATGTATCATCTTCCAAGCATTACAATGCGGACATTTAAAATTGCATCTATTTGAAGGATCAATATCTACGGTTATCGGTGGTAAGTAATCTTCTTTAGCACACCCTTCAAGATGTTTTCTCCACAATAACACTTTTGCACTATTAAACGGATTCCAAGGATTAGACCATTCTTTCATAATCTTTACTTTAAAATATCATTTAAATAATGTAATGAAGTTTTTAGTTGGCTATCATCAGTATCGTAATCGTAAATAATTTTCTTTGCTTTTTCATTAACATGTAACTTTTTAGATAACACATTAGTAATCTCTTGTACTGTTATATTGTCGCTACTATACAACCTTATTATTTCATTCCTTTTAGAATACAAATATTCTTTGATTTTCTTTGCTACTTCTGTTACAGCAATTAATTGCAGTTTTGAATCAGGGGTTAAATATACTTCCTGATTTGTCACTATATCGTTAACTACACCTTTTCTTGCATCCTTACCTATAACAGCACAGCAACGTATCACTAACCAATTATCACAATATCTTTCAACTATTTGTTCTGCCAGATATCTATTAAGCCCATATATATCAATATTCTTTTCTGCATCAATAGTTGATATGTATATATATTTATCATATTTGAAATGACTAAACGAATCTATCACAGTTGTCACAGATGTCTTAAAATCCCTTTCTGGATATCTGTTTGCCAGGAACTTTGTACTATTACCATTTGCATTAATTAGTATATCAAACTCTTCGCCAACGTGGCTACGATAATTACTTTTCGTAATCTCTATTATTTCAAAATCTTTTTTAAGCGATAAAGCAATATTTTTGCCTATAAATCCAAGTGCTCCTATTATTCCTATTTTCATAATCAAATAATTTCATATTTCAAAAATTCATCATTCATAATTACAATTTAATTTAATCCATTCAAAAGGAATTATATTAATATTTGAATTATTGCGATCTATTGTCCATTGATTCGGTACTATAATAATTTTATTCGGATTATTGATTAACCATGAACCCCACCAACTAAATGAACTATTAGCAATTATTGAATGCTTACACTTACTCATAAGATATATGGTTTCATAATCCGTAAATTTCTCAAGTGTAACATCAATAACTTCTCCGAATTCGTTCTTCATCCATTGATAATCATCACTAACTCCCACAATTAATGAATCAGGAAACCATTTATTCATCATAGATAGTGCCCTTATATAATAATTTTTTTTTTTTTTTTCATGAGCTTTTCTAGCGGCAACATCCACAACTATCTCATTCCTGCGTATATGCATAAAAATAGGTTCTTTGTTTCCAGTAATACGTTCCTCCATTGCTAGTAATTGAGTAGTTATGTACTCTTCTTTTAATATAAACTCTTTTAATATTACATTTCTATATTGTTTAAAGTATTCTTCGGCTTGCCAATAACCATCAAGTATTACATTTTCATTACCGAATTTTTGTATTAGGTCTATATCCCATGCAAATATTCTCTCTTTTATCAATCTTGCATCCTTTGACTTTCCGCGATTATTAGCAATATTAAATTTATCAAGAACAAATGGATAAGGGTATTTTCTGCGGGGATTATTATACGATGAAATATCCAATATCATACTTGTATCATTAAATAAAGATAATGCTCTTGCTGTAGCGTATTGAAACATCTGATTTCCTAATCCTCCTTTAATTTTTATTGTTATCATTATTGATTATTTTGATTTTTGAAACACCATTATTGTATTGGCAAACCAGGACAATGTACTATGAGTTCTTAAAAATAATGTAGTAGTGTTATCGTAGTTGAATTTATTATCGACCATTTTACTTATAATATAATCGTTATTTCTATTATTCACATGACCAAATCCGCCTTGTCCTTCTTTTGCCCAACTTAAAATAACTCTATCTCTTGCTGAATTAATAATATTTTCTAAAAATACCGATTCATACTCTTCCGGTATATGCTCTCCAACCTCTAAACATAATACAAGATCATGTTTACCAAGATCAGTTGGAATTGTAAAATCCTGAACAAAACATGTATTACCGGATAATTCTTTCGTATAAGGATTACCATCGTAACCATAACAAACAAACCCATTGTTATTGAGATAATTGGTATAATCTCCGTTGCCACAACCAATATCAATGATTGTAAGGGGTTGCCAATTATTTAATAGTAGTATAATTGCTTTACATAATATTTCATCAAATGCATGCTCTGAATTATCATTCATAAGCCAATACCCTTTTTTATGTATTTTATTTACTTCCATACTTCCAATGCTTTTTTATTATAATTATCTATATCTTTTGAAACCTCGTTTCTCAGTATATTATAATTATTCTTAGCAATTCGTGGACAAAAATAATTATATGGACTTTGATGTGAGAACATAGCCAACTCATAGGTTTTCCCAATTAATCCATATTCTTGACAAGTATCGTATAGTGCAGTACCTTTATATGGAGTAAAGAAACTTAACGTAATCCTGAACGGTTCAAGACTCTTAATAAATTTTATAGTGTTTAATATTGTTAATTCCGTGTCATGAGGAAATCCGATAATACAATATGCCTTCCATTGAATCTCATGCTTATTAAGTAATTCAGCAGCTATCCGGAATTGCTCAACTGTTTCTCCTTTACTTATTGTTTTTAATATATCACTATTTGAACTCTCAACACCTATACTCATTTGTCCACAATTAGCATCTTTCATCATTACTATCTTTTCTTCAGTAAGTATATCGGCCCGGGTATCACATCTCCACTTTACCGGTAAATCATAATTTGCACAAAATTCCTGTAATCTTTTTCCGTTTAGAGTAAATACTTCATCCCAAAAGGTAAAGTAATCTGTTTTGAATCTTTTATAAATATAAGTCATTTCCGATAATAACCTAGGAACAGATTTGTATGTTACACGTCTTTTCCACATTACCTTTGATGCACAAAAGGCACAATTGAACGGACAACCTCTTGAAGACAATAAATGTCCATAACCATTAGGAGAATATTTATCTAATAATATATCATAATCAGCAAATGGAAGATTATCCAAATGTGATATCCGCCCTCCATTCGATTCATATTCTCCTTTGAATACTTCTACATCTTTAGGATATGCATCTATCTCTGCCATTGGATGATTACCACCTACAATAACATCTATACCATATTGTTTGGCAATTTTAATTATCATCAGTGCAGACCGATACTTAACATTCAAAACGTTAATACCTATCTGATCGGGTTGGATATCTTTTATTAAAGTATGGAGTTCCTGCCAAATAGGATGTTCTTCGTTATCAACATTGTCAATATACCGATCATAATCATCAGATCTTCCGGCATAACCTTTATAATTTGTACCAGGACCAATCTCCATATTTTTTAAATAAACTTCCTTGCCTTGCTTCTTCATGAAGGATCCTACAGCAAGTAATGATAATGGTACATAATCTTGTTCAAGACCTATAAATCTATAGAATGGAGGATTGATTAATAATACTTTCAAATTATCTTTTGTTTGAATTGTTTAACATAATCCCTGTGTCCGTGTTGTATATCACTATAATCTGCTTTTTGCCATACTAGCGGTGGATTAAATGCAAATGCCTGGCATTCTTTCTGCATTGTACATAAAAATCCATCTGCCGAATTTGTTAAGTATGGCCTATCGCTTGTCATTCTCTTTAGTACTCTCGAAAAGATTCTGTTATGCAAAGCATATGCATGCGTTGACATCATATCAAAAACTTTTATAATATGATCATTGTTGTCATTTATACTTACTGGCCTTATGCCATTCATGTTATACAATCCTCCAAGATAAAGCATGTCCCAATAATAAGGAACTTCTTTTATTCTATCTTCAAATACCATATTAAAAAAATCAATGAATTCACAATCATCCTCAAGTATTAATATAGATTCATATTTTTTATGTATTGCTTCCTTAATGATTGTTATTTGTGTTGATGTACCCCCAGCCACTCCATCAAACCCTCTCATTGGATGAGGGTATTTGTCTCTCATCCAGCCCCACTCATTACCTTCTATACCTCTGAATACCTTTGCTTTTATACCAAGATTCCTGAATGTCTTTTTCATAGCAAGAAATCTATCCCTTCTTCTTTTAAGGTTTATACAATATATCTTATCAAAGTACCTGTTCAGTGTCATTTTGTAATCCTATTTGTTTTAAGATTATTTTCAACTCAGAAAGGTTTTTAATTGTTCCAGAAAATTGAATATAGTTAACATAGTCATCTTTTATTTCAACAAATATATTATCTCCATTTCTGACATAACGCAATCTATAATTCCCTTTTTTAAAAACCAAGTCAGGCTTACCTGAGCCTTTACCAGTTATAGCTTCGGCATAAAAGCCCCATCCCAAACTTTCAATATCTTTTTTATCCAGATATTTAACACGAATCATTCCGAGATTATTATCGAGATTATATTTAATGAAATCAAGAGTATAAGGTTCTGACTTACCATATACTTGTTTAAACCATTCTTTAGGAGGACGTATTGCTAATGTTCCTGCAACAATATCGTTGTTTACTTCAAATTCAAATCCTGCATAGAATTCTGAAATTATTGGTGTATAGTATTTGTTTTTCATAATAATTAATTATTTGAGAATTTTAATTTACAAATAAATTTTTTCCCTTTAGCCACAGCATTCGATATCAATTTCAATCTAAATGCTTTTAGCATTTTTCTTAATGACAACTCTATCTTCATTTCAACTTTGTTATATCAATATTATTATCTGCCAACTTTTTGAACAGTCTAGCATTTTCAAGTATATTAAAAAACAATTCAATTATAGCCAGAACAAGAATCATACTGAGGTTTCTTCCGGTATCCAGATATACTATAAATGCTGATATAAACGTTACTAACATCATTAAACTCACTGATTGAGATAGTATGTAGCGATACAATTTATATTTTTTCATTATTAGTTTTTTATTATTGAGTAAATTTTATCAACAAGCCATTCAAGTAAATAACATTCAGTTTCATCATTTTCTATATCAAGTTCAACCCCTCTTTCTCTAAAAATAATATTTACCATATGTTTGCATTCATGTGCAATACATCCTATTTTGATTTTCATATCATTCCTAAAGAATAATGTGAATTTATTTGCTTCACTATTCCATAGAGCTCTTCCAGATGTCATTTCGTAAAGTTTACCAAACCCATACTGAATATTTATTTCATTTAATTCATCATAATTACCGTAATAAACTATTATCTGTACACAATATAAAGGTACTTTTACTACTCTCTTCTTCATACTACTTAGTTCTAATTGATTCATCAGGTGAAGTTGCAAAGTCCGGACGGTCAGTATTATTCATACTGAATATCATTACTAACCATATCAAAGCAATTATTATTGCTATTATAAAACATCCTATATTCTTTGTTTTTTCTTTCATTATACTATTAGTGATAACCATGTTTTAAAAAATAGTTACGACAAAGTTCTATTGTTATATTCTTTCTATCGATTTTTATAAAATCATTATTTATCATGTAACTCAAATTATGTTCTATGTTAAGTCTGCTTAATATTCTATCAAGTAAACACATATTCGCTTCACGTGATTCCGGATGAGAATGATTGCTATGATCTCTTACTTTAACAATATATCCTGAAAACAACCAATCTATTGCAGCATTTATTTGTCTTGTCGAGTTTCCATGACTTCTTCCTGTTATTTCTAAAACTCCAATTCTTGTATCTTTCGTTATTTTTTGTTTCATTAATTATTTGTCTTTTTTTCTAAACTAGTATAACTCATACAATTATTACACCATATATCTTGATGTGTTTCTCCGTCTGGATAACCATCGCAATTAGAAGAAGTTATTTCACCTGTTTTGAGATTTTTCCAAACTAATATTCTAACATCATCACTATTGCATTTAACACATCTCCAACTAATATTCTTAATCATTATTTTTTCTTTCACAATTGTTTCATTTTTATATGATTTAGTAATTTAAATTTGAATCCAAAAAATTGTAATATTTTTCTCCACAAATTAAACTTATACACTTTAATTACTTTATACTTTATATAATCTGCATTAGTTATTACATCTCCCTTTTTAGTCCAATTTGGTGTTATGCGTATTTTTACAATATTTCTTCTCATTATTTAATTCATTATTATATTAAATACTAAAGGTTTCTCATTCACCTTTTGTATACGAAGCAGGTATACTACTCCCTGGTCCCAGGTATACAGTCTACCTCGGATATGCTCTTGTATAAGAGTTCTCGGTTTTGTATGTAGTTTAAATTTCTGCATACAGTCATCACTTTTATTGATTCGGACATATATTTAATTTACACTAAATGTTAAAACTCTCAGTTTCTTTTTTGTTTCCAAAGGATATCCACTATAACATATTATTCCGGCTTGCCATGTTGAATATAATTTCATATTCTTAAATCCTTTTACCTCAATCCTTCCATCTTCAATAGTAAATGGTTCATCTCTACCCGGCATCTGGTATTTCTTTCTTTTCATTTCTAAATCCCTGTTTTCCTTTTATTATTGTTTTTGTTTTGAATAATAAATGTTTTGAATTATTATAAAATGTTTTTTTGTTACGCAACCAATTAGATAACGTGTGATAACTAATTCCACTAAAATCTGCAACACTTTTCAAATTTGTTGCCACAATTCCCTTCTTCTTTATTTTATCAAAATATCCAAATGCCATGTTGCTTTTTCTTTAATCTGTCGGTACAAATATAAACTAATAATTTAAAATAACAAACTAGCACTCTAAGAGTTTGTTAATTTCCTTAATTCCTTGTCGATTATCATATGAATAAATCGCCTTCCTTTTTCTGTCCATCGTGAATCAATAGAGGTATATATTACATTATCTTTCTCGAATGTTGTTGTCCTAGTTAATGTGTAATCTCTATTTTGGTAAAGTGCAAATAACACCCAATGTTTATCTCTTTTATAGATTATTCTCTTTTCATTAAGAATTCTATTCAACTTTATTGCACTCATCCCAAGTTCTTTAGCTATCGTAGTAGCAGTATAACCTGTCTTGCTTTGTAGTACCTTATCATGGTATACAACCTTTGGGTGGTATTCATAGATAGCATACTTTTGTTTGGCTATAATGGACTTACTTTTATCTACAGTGCTCTCTAATGCTCTTATACGGTCTGAGAGGATACTCATGGCCCGGTTCAGTATATAGTCATCATTCTTTAGTAATGCTTCACGCTTATTGAATTCTTTAATAAACATCTCTTTAAAACCACTTGCTTTCTTGCCGGTAAAACCCATTCCTAAAAAACTAAACCCGTCTCTAGTTATTTCATATGCTGGCATCTTTTTATTTTGAGAACTAGTATAAGAGGATAAGCCAAAATTGCGTTCTCTAAATTCCTTACTACAAGTTAGTCCACCAATATCTCGTAACACATCTCTATGGTTTTTTCCAAAGATTTTTGCAATAATAAGAGAAGTAGTAACATCTTTTCCTTTATCATTCCTAGATACTAATTGAATTACATTTTTCTGAATTACTTCTTTACTAAATAAGTCTGGTTCACTCATTTTGTTTTCTCCTTTATAATTTCCAATGGTGTTCTTTTATCATTTATTCCTAATTCTGCAGTCCCATCCAGTATTCCTTGTAAATCCAAATATCCTCTACCCAATGCTAAGACAGCTAATAATTGCCGGATAATAAAATCAATAAACTGGTCTTCTTCAATTTTGAGTTTTCTTTTTTCTTTTTTTTCATTTACAAAAGTACTTTCATTTGTCAAACGAAGATATAGTTTCTGAATTGTTGGGAAAGTACCATTCTCTGATTTGTAAAAAAAATGAGATATATATTCTAAATATATCGTTTTGTGATTCTCGTATTTTATCTTACGTTTAAAATACAATCCTTCGTATTTAAGAATAAATAGTTTCTTCGTTTTATTGGACATCTCGGAACGAAAGATCAATCCATCAATCAAACTATTAATATAATTAATTGTTTTTACGTTATCAAATTTCATAATTAATCCTCCTGTTTATTAAATAATTTCTCCATGTATTCTTTTGTGCCAACAGAGATACCTCTTACTAATTCCTTGTCTTTCTCAATAGCTATCCCCCATCCCATCTCTAATGAAGCCAAGCTGATTAATATTAGAGGGTGTATTTCTTTGCCTTTTTTAAATTTCAATTCTTTGTAATTAATTAAAGAACTCTCAAGCATTTTCTTTAATGTTTCTTCTGGTGTTAATTGTGATGTGATATAATCATATAATTCATCAAGTGTCATGTTTCTTTATTAAATAACAAAATTACATTCGATATGTTTATTAATTTTATTTACATCTCCCATACAACTCAATACCTTTAAAAGCATCGTTACCTGTATCCTCTTTAGTTAATACTTCCACTCTATAGCCATTAACCATAACAACTGTAAAAAGAGCAGATACATTTATGATTTTATCCGGAACAGAGAAGTACTTTATTTCTGCTTTAAACATCATTTTATGAATTGGATCACAAATAATAAATTCCGGAACAAGGCCCGAATCTATAATTTTATAAAACGATTCTTCAATACTATTACATATGATTGTTCTCCCACTATTAACTTGTTTATCGTATTTTTTTATATCTGTGATTATCATAATATTAATTATTAAATATATTCAAACTCAATTCTATTCACCAATGTATTAAACGCGCACTTCATATTCTTCATAAACATTTCAATAAAGTCCTGTCTGCTATAATCCGAGAATCCTTCTTTGACAACATCCTCTTGTGTAATCTTGTATAACCTTTCTTGTCGCACATCAATAATTCTTATCTGGCAAATCTTCTCAATTTTACCTCCTTTCCCTAATCCCTGGCATTTTACACAGGCATTAAGAACGTCACCCACTTTAAGAAATCTCCATCCTAATCTGCGGGTAACAGTCTTTGTACTATCTCTAACCTGTTGTGTAGTCAGAAAGAAACTTATATTGCGTGGCATAATTTTACTCTTTTGTCATTATTGCTCTTAATTGCAAGATCTTCTCATATTCTTTTGGAAAAGTCTTTTGTCGCCACTTTTCTCTTTTAGCTTCATATTCAGAATATCCATCCAGATCAAATTCCGCATATTTTAATTGTGGGTTTGTACTGAATATCCCATCTAATGAGAAGTGTGTATAATTAGGCCAACCACCATTGATTAATTTATGTACACCTATCCCAAAATGATTAGCAATCATAAATACTCGTTCTTTCTTATATGTAATCTGAATTGCCGGAATACAAGCTTTGTCACCATATTGCAAAAAGCATTCGTAATTGTACCAATAAATAGGTTTTTCTTTATTTCTTTTTACAATACAATTTCCAAATTTGACCTTTATATTCTCTCCTTGCCATTGATACTTTCCCATATCACTTACACAATTGGTTGATTGCTTTCCTCTCCTTCATTACCATCTGGTTCTTTATCAGCATACTGCCTTTCATTTGTATTAGCATCATCGAGATCACTGTCTTTTACATCATCCGGAATATCAACTTTTTCAAGATCAGGTTTTTCTTCTTGTTTGATTACTTGTTCATCAATCTCATCAGGATCTTCAAAGTCAAGTGTAGCTTGCTTAATCATTTTCCCTTCGAAGAGATACTTGCCAGCTTCGTTTACAACGATATCTACAACAGTCTGCAGATCACTCTCGAATCCATAAGCATCCTTAGACAAGTCGATAGCATCTGAATTAATTGCCAGTTTCTTCTCTGATGGTGCAGTTAGTATACCTTTTAATACTACAATAGTATCTGACTTGATCGCGAACCCTGTTGAGATTACATTAGAGGCTTTCTCTTGTGGTACCAGGTGTACCTTTGCAAGATACTCATTAAAGCTCTGTATAGCGTTAATAAGGTCCGGGTGGGGTGAATTTTTCTTATCCTCGATGTTAACATTACGATCTGTTTTCATATCGTAATAACTAATCTCGATACCTGCTTTGAGGATCTTTACTGATAAAATACTGTAATTTTTCTTGTTCATAATAAATTGTTTTAAATTATAATTAGTACCATTTTTCTTTAAACTCTTTTCTTATTTGCTCCATTACATTACCACCGGCATACTTAGCAGTTTTTTCATTATGAATGACATAAGCACTACAACCAAGTGTCGGGGACATCATCTTAAAACTACAACAGGCTATAACATTTGTTTCTTTAATTATGAATTCTTCTTTGTTTAACATAAAATGTTTTTCTTGTAGCTTATCACACATCTTAAGATAATGACTATATTTAATTGCAATCTTCTCTAGATCTTCTTTAGTTATATGTTTGTTAATACTAGACCAATCCGGATGCTTATCAATAAATTGGGTTGTTCTCCTCCATTCTTCATATATTTTCTCTCTATCATATGCTAATCTTACACGCTCATATTCCCGGTAATGTTTTTTATCTTCCACTTCCTGCTGGTGTCTTAATAGTGGGGTATCTTCTTCAAACGAAACGCGTTCTCCATTAACAATATAATTTTCGTCATCAATCTTTATGAGATCGTTTTTACTTTTCCAGGGGTTTCCCTTTTGGGTTCCTTTCTTATTGTATAAAAACCATACAAATAAGAATGTAAAAATTATTACTATTCCATATTCCATATTATTTTCCTTTCATAATATCCCATTGATATAATTCATTTATCTCATTCTCTTCTGAAGGAGTAAGTAGTTTTGAAATTTCGCTGATAAATTCCTTATCTAATTCTTGTTGCTTGAAATACATATAGGCTGCACTTGCAATATCTATCCCATAATCAGGGATTAATTCAAGGAATTCTTTTACTTCTTTTTCTGCTTTATTCATTACATAGTTTGTTAAATAAGACATACTAGCATTCGATAACTTTGTCAAAGATAACAAACTTTAATTAGAAACCAAATAAAAAGACAAACATACCGAGCGGCAGTTTGTTATTCGTACATGAATCGTACTTCATATCCGTCCACAAAACCAATATTTCTTGGCTTAAGATCATACGGACTATCTAATCCATATTGGCAATGAAACCCAATTACCTTTTTACCTTTCATCTTCATCATAATATTATAATCCGCAGGTTTACACCAGATCAATTGATTATCATCATCTATATATTCATATACCTTACGGAATTCTAACTCCTTACCGCCAACAGTAAACGTAGTAGTTTTACATGATCCGAGATTCCCTATCTCTAAAAAATCTAACATAGAATATAAATGATTCGATACATGATGCTTTAAAGAATCTGCATCGACAAGGAACCATCTTATCCTCCCTTTTGTATCTGCCGGGAATAATACCGGTACGGTCATTGCTATCGCTACAGTAGTTATACCGGCCTTAATAAATTTTCTTCTGTCCATAACAATCTTTATTTTAAATTAATAATAGTATATCCATCCCGCATACTTTTATATAATCCAAAAAACATCCAGAAGCGATGCCACCTGGTTATTTTCCTATACGGATCAGAACCAATACTATACCGACCTGGTTTAGGTGCAACAAAATTAAATCTCCTGCGATTATTCTCACCACGCAACAAATCCTCTTTGTAATTCTTCGGTGTCTCTAGTTTTTTATTCATACCACAAATATATAACAATATTCCAAATTAACAAATTTACAAGGTGCTAGTTTGTCTTTTATAAAATAATTGCTTGTATCAAATATTTTATTATATTTGTACCGATATGAAAAAGAAACTACATACTCTCGTTTTATTACAGCCCCATTTGCCACGTGGCCATAATAAGGAGAGGTATATGTTTTAAACAATATAAGATATTAATCAATTAATGTGCCTCTGAATATTCAGGGGCATTTTTATTTTACGGGAGTCTGGTGTAATCAGGTAGCATACCTGCCTTGGAAGCAGGAGGCGCAGTTCAAATCTGAGGTTCCCGACTGTGACTGATCCCGAAGTGGTCGAGGGGCCGGATTGTGATTCCGGTATCAGTGGGTTCGAGTCCCACCAGTCACCCATTGGCCTTGTGGTGTAATGAATAGCATGTAACGCTTCGAATGTTATGGTTCTGGTTTGAATCCCGCCAAGGCCTCTCTATTGTCCCTTTAGCCCAATTGGTAGAGGCATCAGGTTTAAGCCCTGTGTAGTCTGGGTTCGAATCCCAGAAGGGACACACAATGCTAAAGTGTGCTAACTGGCAAAGCAGCGATACTTAGAATATCGTGGATGTGAGTTCGAATCTCACCTTTAGCACAAAATTGTCCTTTAGTATAATGGTCAGTACACAAGGCTTTGATCCTTGAAATCCCGGTTCGAGTCCGGGAAGGACATCTATACCTATCTTAAATATAATATATAAACACTATTTTAACAAACTCTCCGAGTGTAAAGTTGTTAATCACCCACTATAAAAACACTCCCCACCCATAAAATTACATTAACGTCTCGGCCAAACAAACACCCACCCACACAAATACCCCCACCCTTTACTGTAACCCCCGTAAACACCCCCACCCCCTTTACATTATACCCCCCAATACCCCCATACCTCATCCAACTAAAAATTCTGTGAGGGTACAGGATGTCGGGTACCACCTCATATGAACCCCTACACGGTTCGGCTCCGCCGGGATGGGCGGGTGGCAAATCGTTTTGGCTTGCAATTATATACTCATATTTAGAAAAAACTTTTATTGTGTACACTATATAATATATGGTGTGCAATTTTTATAATTACTTACTATTATTTATTAATTAAATTTAATTTGTTATGACAGATCAAGAAATTAAAACAGCTATCAAAGAAATGAAAGCTAAAATTAAACACGCGGAAGACAATCCAAATGTATTGACAGGTGCGCCAACTATTCCGGACGGTTCATATGTAGCAACCTTTGTATTGAATAAAGATGTGCCAACCTTTGAAGTAACACCATTACCAGGTACGAAATTTTCTAAATCATCTGTTGCAATGGACTTAACAGCGGTTGAGAGTGGAGATAAGTTACCCAAACAGGACGTTTCCTACAATACTACATTGAAAGAAATACTCTTAAATGCAAAGTATTGGAACCAGAAATTCATGGTACATACTGAAGGGCGTATATCCTCAAAGAATAATCCTTATCAGGTTATTATCTTTGATGGTGTGCTAGAAACTGCCGGAGTTGAATAGTAATCACAAATGACAAAATAGGTAGGTGGTAAAACATCTACCTGTTTTTTTTAAAAAAATAAGTTAATCTTTGACTAAAGCACAAGCTAAAATATGTTTGTCTCCACGTACTGTAGACTAACAAATTTACACGGCGCTAGTATGTCTTTTTTATTTTTCAATTTTTCATTAAAAAGGACTAAAGGAAAATAAGACAATTTTATTAAGTAATTAATAATCAACAATAAAACAAAATAAGCTACAAAATAACTACTTTACACCTATATATATAAGGCATAATTAAGGACAATTTATCGTAGATAATCAACTATTTTTATTAGCTGATACCACTAAAAAGACTAATGGCAAAAGCTCGCAAACCCCTATGTTCACTGGTCTTTGCGCTAACTAATATATTGACTGCTGGCTTTTATTTTCTTATAGTATATATATTAGTATAAGTAGTAGTAGATAAGATTGATAACAATAATAATAGTGATTTTTCTATATTTTTATTGTTTGGTAAAGTAGAACATTTTATATTTTTTTACGAATATTTAAGAAAAAGTATAACTAATTCCGTTATTTGAGGGAGCAAAGATTTTAAGTCTATCTTATAGTTATCAAACTAAATTATACAATTATGAAAACATTAATAATGATTACAAGGTACATTAACCGTCTTATAGACGATAATTGGAATACTGAACGTAAAAGAATATTAATTGAAAAACTATTAAAAAAACATCTGAACTCTTCCGAGAGTAGAACTTTTTATTATTAATCACTTAAACTAATCAATCATGGAAACTTTATTATTAACTTTTGTATTAAGTAACACTTCACTCATCATCCTTGTAAGCATATTATGGTACGTTTTAGGACTACTTTATGTTTTCTTGGTAAAATACCATAGCGATGGTATAATAAGCCTGTGTGATCTTGTATTAAGCCTATTAACAGCTTTTCTTGGTCCTCTTATCATTTTTATTTATTTAATGATTAAATACGAATGGTTTGATAACATTATAATTTATAGAAAGAAATGAAACACACTAAAGGAGAATGGAAAATTGATAAAGGCATAAGTTATTATTTTGTGAAATCCGGAGAAAACCGTATTGCAATGATTGATAGTTTAGAAGGTTCTGCACTAATAGAATATAAAGCAAATGCAAAACTTATTGCTGCTGCTCCTGAATTATTAGAAGCTCTTAAAACAATTAAAGGAGCTTTTTATAGTGATGGGGAATCTTATAAAGAACAAGTAGATGACTTAAAAGCAATAGCAAATGAAGCAATCAAAAAAGCTACACAATGAAAATAACAACTAAAAATGAAATAAGGAAGTTTGCTACTAAACGTGGTGAAACATCACATTATAGCGGTAAGCTAAGAAAGTTTTTCTTCCGTAAATTCAGTAATCCATCAATGATTAATATTCCATTTAATCAAGTTCGCCACAAATCACATCTAAGTAAACAACAGCTCACACCAAGACAAGAGCTGGTTCGTAAAAGGAAAGGAAAATGAAATGTATCTTAAATTTATTAAATTTTTAAAAAGGCATGAAGCTTTTACGGAATTTAAAAAAAGTTGTAAAAAATATCATGGTCCTAGTAAAAAAACCGTGAAAGATATTTGTGATGAACGGTGGCCAAAATATTACCTTTTCCTTGCTTTCCCTTGGGCCAAGTCTAATAAAGGTTATAGTTTTTGGAGTAATTTAAATGAAAAATGGAAGAAATTATTATGAGAAAAGCAATGGAATCTTGCGTATTAGCAGTTAATAAGTACCTAGAAGATAAAGTAGTGAAAATGACTGAGAGTGAACTCCTATCTAATATGCATCCCGAAGAAAGAGAATCATTTAATAATAGAATATATATTAATTCATTCAAAAAAACAGAAAGGATAAACCAATGAAAACAAAAAGCATTTACAAATGGATCTTTTTATTATATACAACATTTTTCTTAATAGCAACAGCTATAAGTATAGTTTTGCAAATAATAAAATAATACTTTATCTTTAGCAAGGTAAATGGGGCTGACAGGTTTTGATTTATTGTAGTAAGTAATTAATGCAAGCAGTGGTAAAACCCGGGAATCACTTTAAACAACTCGGGGAATAAACAAAAGGCAATACCATAAGTACGCCTGTTGCAAATGAGCTTAAGTTAGCTGCATAGCAACCGGGAATGTTAAGATGCCTGGGAACAAAAAGAATTAACAGCTTTTTTGTTTTATTTTTTTCATAATTTTAGTTTAGGTGAATACTCATAAAGCTTGTAAACATTAGTTAAATACACAATGAAAACAAAAGGGTTCGATTCCCTTCGGCTCCACTACATAAATTACCATTTAAATAATCACTTTATTAATTTTATAAGAGAGTAGCAGTTCTGTTACTCTCTTTTTTATCCACTAAACTATAAGTATTATGAAAAAAACAATTAGATTATTTTGCTCGACCAAAGAGAAAGCAGAACAGAATTTGAAAAAACTCTCTCTTGGTCAACTACAAGCTATGATCGAGGATCAGAGTTTTGTAGATGTAATTACTTTTAATAGCGAAAAAGAATATCAAAATGCTAAATCTTCTTTAACTAAAAGGTATAATCTCACAAATGCTAAACAAGTCCTATTAGTTATAAACCATGCTCAGAGGACATTTAAGAAAGAACTGGAGGTATGTGATGTTTAAGGCAGGATCAAAGACATTAACTGGATTTGAGGTCTTAGGACCTATCTATGGCTTTCAAGTAGTTAATGATGTAGACTATGAAGAATTCGTTAAAAAACCTTGGGAAAAGAACAAATTAAAGATTCTTAAGAACCGATACCAGAAACAATGTCGTGAAGAAGGTAAACAATACAAAGGGTTGTCAAATAAACACTTAGTAGCTAAAATTAACTAAATTATGAATAATAAAGAAAGAAGTATAGTTGCTTGCAAAAAACAAGCTAATAAATATCGCAATCCTAAAGTAGGTGATGAATTTTTCAACTGTGAAACTTGCTATATGTGTTTTGTACATCATTCTAAAAATAGACGTAGTTGTGCAGGTTGTCCTTTAGCCACCATAAATTATGGTAGTTTTGAATGTAAGAAATTTGCTACTTATGAAAAAGCATCAACAGCTCTTTTTAGAGCCAATGGCTTTTACATGGAACATGAACAAAAAATCACACACGAAACACCTATCAGTGAATTATCCGAAGCTTTTGAGAAAAGAGCAAAATTTTATGATTGGCTTGGTATAGAACTTAAAAAATATCCATCTAAACAATTTACTAAAAAAGGATGGAAAGACTTTAATCTTGATATTAATTTGTAAAAGAAAAATTTAATTTATACCCTTGGGAGATAATCCCAAGGGTTTTTTTAACTTTATATTATCGAAAAAAATGAAAATAAATTATCAAACAATAATAGATTTAGGTTTTGAAAGAGAAGATATTAACGATTCTAATTTTTATGATCAATATGGATTTCAATACTTTGTTGTAACTAAAAAACTAGACAAAAGACTTCATCTCGATTGGGATTGTAATACCGGAACTGTTACTATGATAAGATTGAATAAGGAACATTTTATAATAGGTAAAATGCAAATGGAAACATTAGAGGATGTAAAACATATTATTGAATTTTTTAAAAATAATTAATTATGAACAATAAAAAGAAAATACGAATTATTAAGCACGAATTAATGGAACCTTACTTTATACAAGTAACTGAAAATTCCTACGATACATGTAAATTGGTTAATAGTAAAGAAGGCAAGGTATCTAAAGCATTATCTTTTCATTCAAGCGTTACAACAGCTCTTAAAGACATAATAGACCGCAAAAGCAAAGAATTTGAAGGAGAAATTTACTTATCAGAGTATGTTAAGAAACTTGAGAAATTAAATAATCAAATTTTAAATATTAATAACTAAAAAATCATGAAAATATATTATGCAAAATCGAAACAAGTATCAAAACAACAAGCAGAAAAAGAACTTGAGTTTTTAACAAACACATTTAAAGAATCAACCATCTCTTATTATAAAGATGGACCTTATGATCCTAAAGTATTAGATAGCTCAGATATGCTTATAGTCACTTCTACCGACTACAAATTTTTAGTGGGTAGAGGTATAGCAAATCAGGTAATAAGTGCTGAAAACGCCGGAAAACCTATTTATATACTCGATAAAGATAATGAAGAAGGATTTTGTTTCAGACTTTATGATGGATATGATATTGTAGACCATAAAATATGGACAGATGGATACGTAAAAATTCATCCTGGAGAAATAATTAACATCCATAAATTATCAGTAAAATGACAATAGAAAAAGATAAGTTAAAAGCATTTATTCATAACCTATGGATAAAGAGTCGATACTCATTTAATGAACAAACTGCACAAAAAGAATTGGATACTTTAATTGAAGAATTACCTGTTATTCACAAAATAACTACTCTAGAAGATTTATTAAATTATATAACAAATTACTTCCAACAAGATATATCTAATATATGCTCTTATTCAATGAAAGGAGAATATGTTAGAGTAAAACAAATTTATTGTTATATGGCAAGGCAACTATTTACAAGGACTTCTTTAGGTACAATAGGTAAAACAATACGTATTGACTATGACCATTCAACAGTATTACATGGTATAAGAACTATAGAAAATGAACTGAATAATGATAAATTTTTACGAAAAGATATAAAATTATTATTTAATGGACTTAAAATAGTGAGAAATACCGAAAGTGAAAAAAAATAAACAATGCTCTATTAAAGGTTGTACTAATATCACATTTTCGAAAGATAAATGTTTATATCATTATAGAATGGGTTTAAAGCCTCTTAGACGAACTCCATTAAAGCATGGAGATACTCGTATTGCTAAACGATCGAAGAAACGTCAATATGAAGAAGATATACTTTACAAGGAAGCCAAGAGAATACGCAAGAGAGAGCTTATCTTACTAAACAGATGGTTTTGCTTGTTTTGTGGTAAAAAGCTCCCTCAGTGTCCTACTTGGCACCATACCAGAGGTCGGGATGGAGAACTTTTAATTAAAAAAGAATTTCTTTATCCTGCTCATTTTAAATGTCATGTTACTCAATACCATCAATTGCCAATTAGTAAAATACCATGGTGGAATAATTACGTTAAACGTATAAAAGTATGGGATCCGGAATTGTATAAAAAGGAACTAATTAAAATAGACAAAGCAAATGACTAAAAAACAAAATATAACATCTGACTTCGATATTGATAAAGTACCACCTCAAAATATAGAAATGGAAATGAACGTTCTTGGATTAATGATAATGTATAAAGATGTAGCACTAAAATTATGTATGAGAATGAAGCCAGTATATTTCTACATAGATACACATCAGAAAATATTCCAAGCAATATTGGATCTCATTAATAAAGGTAGAGGAGGAGTTGATCTCTTAACAGTACAAGAACAACTTAAAAAAAATAATAATCTTGATATAATAGGTGGCCCGCATTATTTAACAAGTTTAACCAGCAATGTTACAGGATCAGGAAATGCAGATATTTATTCGATGGTTGTAACAGAAGAATATTGGAAAAGAGAATTAATAAGAATAGGGAGTGAAATGAATAATAAAGGATTTAATAATTCTTTAGATCCTCTCGATATTGCTGAAGATGCAGAAAAAGAATTGAGGGAAATATTTAATGTTACCGATACTCACAAAAATTCATTTCACGAAGCTCTCGAATCAACAATTACTGATATTCGAAGAAAAGCACAAGGAGAAACATCAGCATATCTTAAAACCGGTGATAAAGCTCTTGATAAAGAAGTATCGTTAAGAAGAGGTTTTGTAGTTGTTTTAGCTGGCGCAGAAGGCTCGGGGAAAACAAAATATGTTATCCATCTTACAAGGGGAATGTTAGATATTAAAGAAAATAATTTGTGCGTGTTATGGTTTACTATGGAAGATGACAGAAAACAAATAATAAGAAGTTTTATTTCAATGGATACTAAACTAACCACTAAAGAACTACAAAGCATCAATTATACACTTACACAAGGTGACATAACAAAAATAGATGATGTCAGTCATGGCTTTTTTGAATATGATATAGAATTCATTGATCGGCAAACAAATATTCATCAAATAATATCACAATCAAAAAGATTTGTTGATGAGCGAATAAACAAAGCACCATTAATCATAATAGACAATTTGGGATTAATAGAGGTTGAATCAGGTTTTACACCTGTCGAAAGAGATGATTATCTTACCGGTAAAATAAAGGACTTATCAGCCGAGTTAGATGCTTGTATTATACTTGTACATCATTTTAATAAAGAAGCTTCAAAAAAAGCTAACATACGTGAAGGATATCGACCAAGAAAAGATCATATAAAAGGATCAACAAGAATACTCGATTATGTTCAACAAGCATTACTTGTAAATTTACCAAGAAAATATAAAGATCTTGTTTACGAAGAGAAAGACAAACAAATAATAATGCCTGTACTTACTAAAATGGATGAAGAAGCATTTTTCGAGCATTTCTGGCCACTTAATCCTAAAGGTGATAGCTTTACTAAATCATTAGCTGATGTACCTAAAGCTACTTGGAATGAACTTTTAACAACAGTCAGACATAAGAAAACAATTAAAGGAAAGCCTATCACTGCAGGATTTATACTTAAAAAATATATTGAATATATAAATTTTATTAATGATACAAATGCTGATCGGGAAAAGAAATTCCACAGTCAAAAGATAAGTATTTATCAATTTCTAAAGAAAGGTAAATACAATGAAAGTTTCGCACCCGAAAAATCATCTAAAAGCTTTTATTTATATGGTGGTAACCCAAAGTTAAAAGATAAAATAGAAGAATTATTTATTGTTGAAGCTGTTAAAAATAGAGATGGTGGTACTACTGATGACCAAGTGATATTTAGATATTTTGGAGATCTTAATTATAACATATTCACAGAGATCCCATGAAAAAACAAACATTTACCAAACATCATTACGGAAATCAGCAAAATTTATCCGATGATGAATATTACTACCAAAAATGGATAGCAGAAAATGACATTACTGATAGTGATTATAAAAAAACCACAAATTTTGGATGTGGTAATATATTCTTGCTTGTATTTATTTTAGTAGTTTTGGCTATAATTTCACATTATTGTTAACTAAAATCAATGTTATGGATTATAATAAACTTGATGAACTATATAAAAAGACAGAAGTACTTCTTAGTGATTGTACAAACTATCTTAATAATGAATCTGACCACTATAAATCAATTTCTAATCATTTAAAAAACATAATGAAAGAAATTAATATTGCAAGAATAAAATCAATAACTAATAAAATTAATAATGATGATTGATAATAAATTAAAACAATGAAAAAATTAGATCGTTTTGCTATCTACGTGATAGCTTGTTTTTTGGGTAGGAATTGCTGGTATATCTTTAGGTATTGGGATTAGTTATGTGCTTCTTGTAAAAGACTAATCATGAAAAATTTAATTAAAATTATTATTCTCTTATTTTTTGTTTCGTTAGCTTTTCTATTTCTGATTATCCCTATAATAGGATATGGAGATTGGGTTATTACTTGGTTTTGGACAGAACACATAATAATAACTGCTATTTTATTTGGACTTCCATTAGGTTTTATAATTAATTGGATTGATAAAAAACTTAAAAAACAAATCTAAAACAACGGGAGGATTAATATGGCACTATCAGCAACAGAATTAAGAATCGGAAATTATCTGGAATATAAGAAACGAATTATACAGTTTGAAATTCAAGATTTTAGGGAAGCTTCAAATAATAGCCAATTTTTAGATTTATTTATAACTCCTATTTTAATAACTAAGCAGTGGTTAAAAGATTTTGGATTTATAACAGAAAATGGTCAAGATTGGTTTATCCCTGGAAATGCAGTCTACAAATTTTTATTAGAAGGCGCATATATTTATTATTCAACAAATACGCCCGGCATTAATATAAAAATCAAATATATCCACCGATTACAGAACTTATATTTTACATTAACAGGGAAAGAATTAAAACTAAAACAATGAAAAAACTATTATTTCTAACAACAGCATTAATCTTATTCTCATGTGAGAAAATGGATTGGGATCATGGAACTAAATACGTTATTAAAAAAGGGCAACATAAGTCCATTGTAAATATAGTTCCATTGTATGGTGGCGGGATAAAGTCATCTTGTAGATTTGATTCATCTGCGATTTATGATCTCGGCAATGAAAACCAGGGTGATTGGAATAAATTAATTGGATTTTCAGAAGATATTAGAATACATGATAATTCAGCACGAATATCTTGGCGTTGGAATATTGAACGAGAACAAATAGATTTAGGATACTACTGTTATGTGAACAGCGAAGTGATAAAAGGTCATTTATACTGGTTGGATATTAATGAGCCGATTCAGTTTATGATTCGGGATGACCAGGAAAAGCAGAACTATGTAATTGATATTTTCGGAAATTATAAAACCGTACATCATGGACAAAAATTTGACGATAAGAAGTTTTGGAGTTATCCCTGGTTTGGTGGGGATGAGGTTGCTCCACATGACATAACGGTTACTTTTGGCAGATATGAACTTTAGATAAATTTTAAACTATGAAAACGATAAAATTTAGAGGCAAAAGAAATGATAATAGGGAATGGGTTTATGGATTATTAACTTTTATTGGAGAGGGATATTCTAAAATATGTGTAATTCTCTCTAATAAATTTGAAGCAGATTATCGGGTTATACCAAAAACAGTTGGACAACTTATCGGGCCTAAGGATAAGCAAGGCAAAGATATTTATGAAGGAGATATCTATATATGGTATCAGCCATTAGTAAAAAACGGGAAGCAAATATTCAAAAAACATACTGGTATTGTAGGATACACAATCCCTGAATTACATAAAGTATTATGTATCTCTGAATCCATGAGAGGTATTGAAGTAATCGGGAATATTCATGAAAACTCTAAGCCATGATGAAACATAAAGATAAACTATTGTTTATTGATTGGTTAAATAAATATTTCACATTTGCTGGTAATGATGATTTATACAAACGAAAGGATAATGGGAAAGTAGAGCCGCAGCGGAAATTATACAAGGATTATTTAAGAGCCTATAAATTATGATGGGGCATAAAGAAAAATTAAAGGGAGGTATGTAATACGATGTAATATTTGCACGTAAAATTTACTGTTATTTGTTTAATAATAGCAAATTGAAAAGATTTGCGAAAAATGCAATTAATCGGCGAAATAGGAAGAAATCAAAATTAAAATTAAATCATGAAAAAGAAAATGATTACAGGGTATAGTTTTTATCAAGAACCCGATGAGTACGTAATAAAGATTTTTGAATCAGCATCCATAGGTTATTATCATGTAATTATAGATTCCGCATTTCAGAATAATGAGTATTTTCACTTAACTAAAGAGGAAATAGAAAACAGATTCGGAGGGATTAAATTATGAAAAATGTAATTAAAAAGTGGGAACTCATTTTAGATAAGGATAAAGGGAAAGATATAACTTATGGAAGGAAAGTACTAAAAGAAATACTTAATGACTTCAAAAATGAAAACAGAACTAGGGAAAATAGTAATCGGAATCGATCAAAAGATTTACTTTGAGTATTATAAATTGAAAAAACCAATCTTTGAAGCTCATCAAAAAGATGTTGCTTATTTTCAAAAAAATGTAGAAAGATATAAAGCTCCAAATATGATGCTTGAAATGGATAGATACAAAGCCTCAAAACAACAAATTGAGGTTAGTAATTTCTGGCGGGAATTTCCAAGTGGTATTCGTATGATAATCAAAAAAGGGATGGTTCATATTAAAGATAATCAGAGATGCAAAGCAGAAGTAAACGGAACAGCAAAAATTATTGAATTAATAAAGTAAAGCTATGAAAGAATGGATTATGGATAGTCAGCAAGAAGAGGAGATAAGGGAGGAAATAGAGTATTTAGAAGAAAAAAGATATTCTTATGGATGGACGAGGGGAGATGCGGAGCGTTATCATTCTCTAAAAAAGAAATTAGGTGAAGACGAATAATTGAATTAACTAAAGAATAAATATATGAGCAAGAAACGAAAATGGATAGATGTGGCAAAAGAACAACCGCCAAAAGGTGCTGTAATTCTTGGTAAAATATTATCAGGTTCTAAGATAATTAAAGTTGAGGTTACAGGTAATATTTGGGATTATGGAATTAGCAAATGGAAATATTTTGATAACTAACTAAACAATGAAAGTAGAAGATAGAGAAATTATAAGAATGAAGTTTAATAATAAATGTGCTTATTGTGGATGTGAGCTTCAAAAGGGATGGCACGTTGATGAATTATATCCTGTTATAAGAAACTACAAATGGAACAAGGATAAAACAAGATACATTCATGATGGAACGTATATGAACCCTAAAAATCTTAATATAGACAATCAAATGCCGTCTTGTCCGAGTTGTAATATTAACAAACACTCTATGACATTAGAAGATTTTAGGCATTTAATTGAGAATTTTATTATATCATTAAACAGAGATTCAACACAATATAAAATAGCAAAGAGATATGGATTGATAAAAGAAGAAATTAAACCAGTTGTATTTTATTTTGAAAAATTAACTAAAGAATAAAATCATGAAAGCAACAGATTTGCTCGAAAAGCTAAACAAACTTAATCGTATATACGGTACAATGAATGCTGAAATTGAGGCATATGATGTAGAAATTCGTGTGTCGATTTGGGAAAATTGGCAAAAAAAGAAAGTAAAAATACAACTCAATTTAATTAACCAATTCAAAACAGATGCTTGTTTAGATATTGCTTCAAAAGCATGGTTACAGGCATTATCGAAGATGAATGACCCATTAAAGAAACCAGGATTTAAAAAATGGTATGAAAAATACATAAAAAATAATTGAATTGTTATGAAAATAAAATTATCTAAAAGGAAAATGATGAGAGTATTTAGAAAAGGATTGCTAAGAAGTGCTGTTCGGAAAGGGAAAATATTTATTTGTAAATTACAATTTTCTAATAATTAAAAAAACAAAAAATGGAACCAGAAGAATTATTATTTGAAATTGACCAGCTACGGATAAAGTATAAAGGTCAAAAGTTTGATATTGAAAAAGGTAGTCCGTATATTGAAGAGTCTTGTGAATTAATTGACCAATTCAAAAAAGAAATAGAAAAAATAAATGTGAAAAATGCAGATATAATTTCGAAGACAAAGACAAACTAAGTCCTTATCATGATGTTGAAAAATACTATTCTACTGAATAAAACAACTAACTAAACAATAAAGCTATGGAACAAATTAAGGAAATAAATGAATGGTATAATTTGGTACATGTCAAATGGAATAATAAAATTCAACCAGGAACATATTGCCATACAATTCAAGAGGCATTAGAATTTATTAAAATATTATCTGAATACAATAGTACTGGCACGTATCACATTATTACTCCGTATTACAAATACAGAGTAGTGAATTTATCCACTATGGAAATTAAATTAACTAAACAATGAAAATATGATAAAAATATTCGAAAAAGAAACTCAAAAGTATTTAAAAACTTGCGGTGTTTCACAAAAAGAAATTGACAAAATTAAATTCACAGAATTAAAGAAAGCTGTATTAGCTAAAATTGATACAGTAAGATCATTAATTACTGAAAATGAATTTGGTAAAATCAGCAAATATACTGGTCATTCACCTGCAGGTGATGATATGGGTTGTGACAATGATTATATATCTTTTGACGAATTTTTACCAGAAGACAATTACGGAACAGATATTTCCAACGTGTGTTGCTTATTAGCTGATCTTATAAAACTTAAATAATAACCAAAAATCATTAAATATTATGAAAAAAACAGATCCAAAAACAATTGAAATTCCTCTCTATTTTCACAATTACAAGCTCTTAGAAGATAAAAGATTCTTACTTAAAGGTTCAGCTATCTATTTTGTACAAGGACCTAATAGAGTAGGCAAAACAAGCTTTCTTAAAGCATTAGCAGCTATACAGGGAGCAAAAGAAACAACTAAAGAACCGGTAACACGTGGTAAAGAAGATGGTTATAATGAATTCGTAATACCAGGAGCAGATGGTAAAATGTACGTTATTAAACACTCGTTTGACAATAAGAAAAATAAATTCATTGCTATAGATGAAGAAGGAAACAAAATAAGTAGTGTTACTGATATCAGAAAGATATTTAATTATACTCACTTTACTGTTGATGATTTTTTTAAGTTATCTACTACTGCAGAAGGACGTAGAAAACAAAAAGAAATTATATTACAACTTTTGACTGATAAGGAAAAAACAGAATATAGCGAACTTGACGATTTAGAAACTGTAAAATACAATGAAAGAACATCTATTAATAGAGATAAAGAAGTACAAGAAGCTACATTAAAAAACTCTTTAGTAACAGATGATGAATCAAAATCACTTGAAAAACTTGAAGTAACAGAAAAAGAAATTGCCAAATGTGGATTATACAAAGCAAAACTTCATGAACTGGATAAAGATATATCTTCCTCTGATGCAAGAATTAATAAATTACATGATATCATTCTTCAAATTAAGGAAAATCTAAAACAACACGAGGATGAACTTGCTAACGAAGAAAAAACTTTATCTTATAATATGGCTTCTTTAAAAGAAATAGAATCCAAACTTAATATACAACTTATAATTGATAATAAGGTTCAGGTTTTTGAGTTCGATGAAATGTATGATCAATTAAATAGTAGTAAAACTTCATTGCAAAATATCGCATATAAAAAAGAAAATTATGATAAAACTACTGAAAAACTAAAAGAGATTAATTCTAATTGGAGTGAACTCAATGAAAAAATTGACAGGATAAGAAACAGGAAATCTGAAATAATATCTAAATCTAACCTACCATTAGATAATATATCGTTTGAAGAAGGTTACCTCACAGTAGATGGATTCACGTTTACCGAAGACCAGGTATGTGAAAGTGATGGGATAATACTCATAGCTAAAATAATGTCAGAAATTAACCCAGGTCCTATACAACTAATAGGAGATGCTTCAGTACTTGATTTTAACCGCTTAGAAGAACTTAATAAGATAGCAGAAGATAAAGGGAAGGTCTTATTTGTTGATGAAGTTGTACGCGATCTTAAAGACATTAGAGTAGTTGGTTATGAAGATATTAAAAACGGGGTAAAACAACTAAATACACACGTGGTACCACCAACTACCGAAAAGAAAGAAAATTCTGTTCCTAATAAGCAATCGAAACCAATAGAACCAACCCCTGCCCCTAAACCAGAAAAAAACATTTCTGAAGAAAAGTCTGGGAATAGAAATTCTAGTGAAATATTCGAAAAAGCTAAAGAAAAGCACAGACAATCGTTAGGCGAAACTATTAAAGAAACTACCGAATATATTAATGATAAAGAAGAAGAACGAAGTAAAGAAAAATCAGAAGAACAATCGGAAGAACAATCAGAGGAAACAGATTTATTTTAATAATTTAATAAACATACAATTATGAAAGGAACAATTGATAAAATTGAATTTAATAGAAAATTTGAAACAAACACCGGTAGAATAATCTTCTATTTTAATATTTGGATTACTGATGAAACAGGAAAAGAATTAAACGGACAATTCTCAACAGTTAAAGAGGATCAGGATAAGTTTATTATCGGCAAAGAATATGAACTCACAATAGAAGTTAAATCTACTAAAAACGGAGAATATAATTTCTTTAATAAAGCAAAAACGGACAAGAATCCTAAGTCTCCGGTAAAAGGTAAAGCATGGAAAAGAGATGTGTCAGTAAGAAGGTCAATCATTGCTCAATCATCACTTGATTATGCCGTAGCTGCTCTTAATGCTATCGTTAATACTTGGCCAGAACTTGGAATACAAGATAAAATAACCAGCTTATCTCAAATTACTGGTATAGCTAATAATATGATGAAATGGGTAGCTATTAATTCAGGAGCCAATGAACAAATGGAAATTATTTGTCAATCATCATTAAAGAAAGCTGTTGCTGTTATTCCCATCAAAAGCTTAAATATTAAATCTACCGATGATATCCTTAAAGCAGCTGGAGAATTTAAGAAAATTGCACTAGCTGGTGTTGAAAAATTAACTCCACTAATTCCGGAATAATGGATTTTATAAAACATCCAATCAGTCAATCATTAATAAAGAAAGTACTTTATAATGGTGAAGAAAGAGAGGTTTGTCCTTATCAATTATATAATGTTGACATTCTTCATAAATTTAAAAGAGAAACTTCATTACCTATGCATTGTGGCAATTACTTTGAAACACAATGCATAGGTTCCAGTGCTGGTGGTAAAGCAACAAATGATTTACCTAGAAAACTTCTTAATAAAAATCAACAAACAGAAAATAGAGTACGCGAAAGAGAAGGGAAACCCTTACTTAAAGGGGAGAAAAGAAGTGATCAATTACGTATTGACGAACAAATATTAAGATTTAAGTCGTTATGTACAAAATATCAAATAATAGTAGCTAATAATAATGTTCAAATTCCTATTATTATACCATGGGAAAAAGATAAAAATATACTTCTTACCATGCAACTTGATATATTTCCTACTCCAATATTCTATAAAAAAGAATTACATATTGCAGTAATAGATCTTAAGCTTACTGGTGATCTTAATTCGTCCTATGGAGAATACTGTTACGCTACTCCTGAACACTTAGACCTTATACAAGGGAAAATGTATCATTATGGAGTAAGACATATAGATCATGCTCTAAATCCCCATTTAAACAATGTACTATCTCCTGATGTTGAAGAAGTGATTAAACAAAGCTGTTTATTCTTTTTATGGATATTCAATTATAAGAAACCAACATTAGAAGATAAATTTATTGAAGTTGTTTGGGATAAAACAAAAGAAGCAGAACTACACGAGAGTATCCGAAAAACAATATCTATGCTTGAAATGTTTGAAGCACAAGCATGGCCATTAGTACCATCATATAACCGATGTAAAAAATGTCCTATAAAAGAATGTGAAGGTAGAGAATATTATGAGGCAATATAATCAATAATAACAAAATATTATGAAAAAAACGATTGTAAATTATGACAAAGAAGAAAGTATAATCATAGATTGTACAATGATTAATGAAAAAGAACATAAGCAAGCAAGAGAAGAAATTGAAAAACTTGGTTTTTCTTTTGAAACTATTGATTCAGATTCTTTCCGTGCTATTTATACAGGTAACGGATTACCAATGATATTAAAAAGATTAGAGAATATTGGATACACTTTTTAAATAATCATTTTTTGTAGCTAGAAATCTAAAAATATTTTTATGATAAAAGATGTAGTTTATACAGAAGAAACAACTTATACCGGTCGTAATGGACAGGGTAAACAAATAGGATTAGCATTTACTCATAATGGTAGTTGCTTATTATTAGAACCTATTAACTCAAAAAATAAGATTGCTAAATGTCAAATGAATATTCCTTATGAGGATATGACTGAAGTAATTGAAATGTTACAAGAAGCTTATTTAATTCAAAAATAAATAAATTATTATGGAAAACAGAAAATTAAATTTCAAAGACAACAAAGTAGAACATCTAACACTTGAAGAACTAAAAAGTACAGTAAGCGAAAAGAGAACAACTGGTTATCCTATACATGGAATACAACATTATGAACTCCTTGATGCAATACAGAACAGATTGGATGTATCAGGACTTGAGTATAACCTAGCACCAATATCTGTAGTTAGTGGTGGAGAAAGAAAAAGTCCCGGTGTAACAGTGTTTGATGAACTGGTAGAGAAACATGGAGAAGGATCATTACAATCTCACTTACTCCGAAGGCTCATAACAATGTTTTTAATCACTTCTAACAACACGGAAGAGTATAACTATGGATTAGCTGTAGCTTTCCATCAAAGTGGCATACAGGTCGCCTATGGACCTAATATACGTACTTGTGATAACATGTGTATCCTTAATGCAGAATCAATGATGGCTACATATGGCCCAGGTAAAATGAAACATGAAAAAATGCTTGAAGTAGTTGGTGAATGGTTAACAAATTTTGAAATACATAGAGAAAGGGATATTAAAATTCTTGAGAGAATGAAAGAAATCCAATGTACATATCGCGATGTTGCAGAATTAACTGGTCATTTAATGTTCATGAGAGTAGGATCAGCATCAAAAGAAATTGAATCAACAATCCATCAACCTCTTAACCAAGGTCAAATAACAGTATTCACAGAGAAATATTTGAAATATTATCAAGAAAAGAAAGCAATTTCCGATGAAGAAACAGAAATTACTTTATATGAATTGTTCAATCTTGCAACAGAAATGCACAAAGCCGGTAGAACAGATTTACCTTTAATTATACAATCTAATTATGCTCTCGGTAAGTTTCTTATTGAAAAATACAGACTTGCCGAAAAACAAGTTACTGATTAGTTAGTTGTTTTTTTCAGTTTATGAGGGGTTTCTTGAAAAGGAAACTCCTCTTTTTTTAACTAATAAACAAAATAAAATGAATATATATAGAACATTAGACAAGAAAGAAACGAAAGAGTTTCAACAGTGGGCTAAGGAAAATTATGTACCAGGCACAACAATAAGTCCTGTATGGCACCCTGTTATTAAAGAAGAATGTAAAAAAATGAACACTAAAGAATATCTTATAGATAAATATAAAGGAGAATTTGATGTAGAAATAATATTAGATTCAAATCCTGCATCACGTAACCAAGTAGAAAGCTTTGCTCAACAAGAAGTAGAGGAACAACCCGAAAAACAATTATTTTAATTATGGACAAATTTAACAGAACTTGGATTAAAGAAAATGCCTTAGAAGAAATACAACACTATGAAGCAGGTGTATTGACTTTAAGAGGACTGCATTACCGTCTTGTTGCCCGGGGAATGACTAATACATTACTTCATTACAAAAGGGTTGTTGCTGCTTTAATTGAAGCAAGGTGGGACAGAGAAGTATCGTTTGATACATTTTCGGATCACGATAGACAGATGTTGGGGGAAACAAGGCATGAAGAAGTTTTTTTAACTGCCGAGATCAGAAAAGCAAAAAGAGAAATAAAACTTTGGATGAATGTGTATAATAGAAATAGATGGGAACACCAAGAATATTATCCAGAAGTATTTATTGAGAAAAAAGCATTGCAGGGAGTGTTTCAACCTATCTGTAGAAGGTATGGAGTATCACTTGGAGCATGCAAGGGATATCCTTCATTAACTTTTATTTATGATGCTTACATAAGGTTTCAAGAAGCTGAAAATACTCACAAACCACTAATCTTATATTTCGGTGATTATGATCCGTCCGGAGAAGATATTCCACGAAGTATTGAAGAAAACCTCTCAAGGATGGGAGTCGCTGTTGAAGTAAGAAGAATTGCACTGATGAAAAATCAAGTAGTTGAAATGAATTTACCTCCGGCACCTGTTAAAAGGGGAGACTCACGTTCTGCAAAATGGAATGGATTAGGGCAGGTTGAGTTAGATGCAATAGAACCGAATACTTTACAAACCATGTGTAAAAATGCTATTGAATCTGTATTTGATTATAATGTTTATAATAAATTGATTAAAAAACAAGAAGAAGAAACAGAAGTTTACAAATATGAATTAAAAGAATATATAAAGAGCTTGTAATCATATAAATAACAACTAAAATGAAACTAAATTTTAATGAATGTAAAACAATGATGACTTTACATAACTTCGAAGGAAACATTGCTATGTGTGGTGGTAAGGTGATTACTAAGGAACTTAACACTATTGAGAACACAGGATCTGTTACATTTGAAGTAGACAATGTAAAAGAATTCAAAGAAAAATTCAAATTAACAAATGCTTATAAATTTTTAAGCCAAGAATTATGAAAATCTATAAGTTTTAAATGATATGGATATAGAAGAAAAAGCACTTGAATGTATTGCGGCAAAAATGTCAGCCGATCATATACTATCACTTGATGGGGTCTATGATATTATAGAAATGTCATTGCATAATGAAATAATGGAATTACTAGAAGAATACAAAAATGCTCCAGATAAAGTAGACTATACTAAAGAAGTAAAGCACTCATTAGTACCCACTAAAATAAATAATGCAAAAATCGGAAATATAAAATATTCATGGAAATCCCCAACAAAAAAAGACAAATGGTGTGGATGGATTAAAACTGGATTCATAACATGAAATGTTTAAGTTTGTTCCCTTTCAGTAATATAATTATTGCTGAAAACATGGATGTATATGAAGTATATGTAGAAAACAATCAAGTGTTTTTGCACTTTCCAGATGTTAATGAATCTTATGAAGAATATCTTGTAAGAAAATTACCGATGAAAGCAAATATTAATTGGGATAAAACCTATGGTGACGATGGAAATAATAATTGGTTTTGTGACTATTTACCATGGATTGATGGAGAGAATGGAAAATTAATTTGGAATTATTAATTAATCTATATATATCATGAAAACATTTACAGTTTATGCAAACATTAAGATTAAACTAAAAGCCGAACACAGAAGCGAGGTTAGTAATATTCTTGAAAACATGGATTATTCATTTACAGACCCACGAATAGATATACCCACAGATGAAATAGAAATGGATACTGAAATTTGGTTATGGATTGATGAAAACGGAGAACCTTATTAAAAGTATTTAAACCACTTAATACTTACATATTATGGAACATCTTTGTATTTGTAATAATTGCGGAAACATACTGTTTGATGAAAACCCACAAGTAGGTGCAAAATTACACCCAATAAAAGGAAACGAACTTCATATGAAGCAAATAAAGGACGAAGTGACTGGAGAATATTTCTGGGCTTGTCCTATATGTGAAACAGATAATTTTTTAATGGATATTTAATAAAAAAATGCAAATAAAATATATGAAAAAGTAATTTTATTTATAAACTTTAATATTTAATATATTATGAAAGAAAAAATATTTAAACAATTAGATGAAATAGATCAAACTATTTCTGAATTAAAACATTTAATAAATCAATCAAATTTTCGTATTCCAACAATTTATTTAACAATTTATAAAGGAGTTATTGTCGAAGTACATGCAACCGAAAAAATTCTATTATCTATCCAGAATAGAGACAACTTGGAAAAAGTTGATAAAGATGATGTTACTGTTTGGGAACATATGATTGAGCAAGGTCTTAATTCAGGTGAACTTGTAAAAATTGATACACCATGAATAAAAAGGAAATGCTTAAACAAGCTAGAGATTGTTCCGTCATGTCTGTAGCTGATGTAGAATTACAGTATACGAAACGAGAAGTTACAACGAAGTTGTTAAAAATTAGCAATTCACAAAACGTTCATAAATTCTTTATGGATAATTATTATAATTCATCTTCTATGTTAGTAAAAGAGTTCTTTTTTATAATACTTTTGAATAGAAGTAATAAAGTAGTTTCGGTGAATAAAATATCAGAAGGTGGTATCAATGGTACCGTAGTGGATATAAGACTTATTGTTTCAGCAGCGTTAATAAATTTATCTTCCAGTGTGATTGCAGTACATAACCATCCGTCAGGTAATAAGCATCCAAGTAAAAGTGACAAAGTAATAACGGATAAAATAAATAAAGCTCTTACATTAATAGATGTTAAATTATTAGATCATTTAATTGTAACAGAAGATTCTTACTATTCTATGGCAGACGAAGGAGACATTTAAAATAAATTATTATGATAAACAATTATATACCAGAAGATCTTCTATGTGTAAAATGTAATGAACAACTAGAAGAAACAGATGAAGGAGAATTTCACAATATGACATGGAGTACATATGTATGCCCAAAATGCGGAGAAATATATTCTGATGAACCAGATTATGATGTAATAACAGGTGGAATAGATGATTATTAATTAAAAACTTAAATAAAATGAAAATCAAGTTTAAACAGTGGGAATGTAATGTATTTCCTACTTATTATAGTACTGGTTCTAAAATAAAAAGAAAAGCAATCGTATTAAAAGACGACGAAGGTGTTGTAACTACTGCAACAGTTAATATGCCTGGATATCCATGTGATGATGATCAAATATATGTAAAAAACTATTCAGAAAATGAAGGTATGTTGCAAGCTCTTATTGATCATGAGTTAGTATTAGTAGAACCGGTTAATGAATTAAAAGCTGGTTTTGTAACAATACCATTGATGACACTTACAACTAAAGCAATGAAATTATGGCAAGATTAACTAAATTTGAAAAGAAATTATTTGCTAAAATACGTAAGTTTGCACAGTATCCTGATATGAACAGCCAAGGAGATAATATGTATGGATTTACTCCTTATGATAATGATCCCAATCATTGGGATGGCATGTGGAGATATAATGCTCAATCATACTTAGAAGAAAATTATCAATATATATTTTTTCTTGATACACAAAAAATTATTAATGCAACTATTTAATTATGGAATCTAAAAAAGCAGGAAAATTAAAAAGAAACCTTAACCTTAATTACCATTTTAATGCCCGTAAAGTACATGGAATATTAAAATTAAAAGATTGGAATTTGGTAGTTTTCGAACTTAATAACAAAACAGAAAAAAGAAGTCCGCTTATGAAATATAACTTCATGATCATGTTTGCAAAGAAAAACGAATGTGGACTGTTAATCGAAGCAACCGGAAGTATTCCTTATTATTTATTATATTAATCAAAAAAACTATTATGAAAAAAGAAGATTTAGAAACAGGAAAAAAACTTCAATCAAGAATTGAGGAAATTAAAGCTAACATCAGTATAATTAGAGGAAATTATTACGATGAAATGGACGAAAAAATAAAAGAGAAAGTTAAGTACATTGACATTCTCGTTAACGGAAGCACCAATGAATTAAGAATTAGAAAAAGCGATTCATATTCTGAAAAAGCAAATACAAACATTGAATACCTTAACCAGTTGTACAGAGACAATGTATTAAGAACTCTCGAAGATTGTAAAGCAGAATTGGAAAAAGAATTTGAATTATTATGAAAATAAAATGAAATTAATTAACCCTTATTTCGAAATTGAAGATTTTTGCGGGAAAAGAATAGTCCAGAGAATTGAAAAAGCAGGTAGGACTTGTTATAAATCCGAAAATAAAATAACAAATGATTCAGCAGAAAAATTTGCAGAGATGCTTATCGAGCGAAAACATGAATCCGTTCTTGAACATGAGAAAATTACGGTAAAAATAATTTGTGACAGAGGAGTTAGTCATGAATTAGTTAGACATCGAATTGCAAGCTTTTCTCAAGAAAGTACGAGATATTGTAATTATTCTAAAGATAAGTTTGATAATCAATTAACTTTTATTATTCCATGTTGGTTTAACGATATTGAAGAAGGAGAGTTTACCAGTGTAATAACAGCTCCTTCTATAGATCCTGAAATAATTTGGTTAAGAGCTATGTCATGGGCTGAAATAAGTTATAATAAACTTATTGGTAGAGGATGGGTTCCTCAACAAGCCCGTTCTGTACTCCCTAACTCTCTCAAAACAGAAATAGTTATAACAGCTAATCTTAGAGAATGGAGATTAATATTTAAACAAAGGACCGCAAAAGCAGCACATCCACAAATGAGAGAAATAATGCAACCTTTATTAAATAAATTTAAAATAAAGATTCCAGTAATATTTAATGACATAAATTATGACTAAAGAACAAGTAAATCATCCAGATCATTACAATCAATATCCCGTTGAAGTTATTGACATGATGTTAAAAATATTCGGTAGAGAAGCAGTATATCACTTTTCTCTACTCTCAGCCTTCAAATACCGCATGAGAATGGGATTAAAGGATAATGTAGACTTACAAACAGATATTTCTAAAGAAGCCTGGTATCTTAAAATGGCTAAAGTTTATGAACAACCGGAACTTATAATTGAAGTTTAAATACAAAAAAATGAAAAATAAAATATTATTAGAAGGATATATACATCTTCGATCAAATGAAGGAAAGTTCCCTTTCCCAACAATTACACAAGATATGACTATTGCATATATGCTAAAAGAAAGGAACAGCGTATCGAAATTATTTATCGGTATATCAGTATGTAGTAAAAAAGATCAATTCTGTAAAAAAATTGGAAGAGATATTGCACATGGAAGAATGCTAAAAAATCCCTATGGGACCGAAGAATTCAGTACAATAGATACAAATATTTTTAAGTCAGAAAAAGGAAGACAAAAACTTCATAAATTTATCTTCAATATGTATACGCCAGATACATCTGTGAATAAAATTAAAAAGTATATTTTTACGATAAGTTGATAATTTTATAACATACTAAAGAAAAGGGGGAAGTATCATAATAATTTTCATAATTAATTGATAAGTAGTAAGTAACTTTATCCCTCTTTTCTTTTTTAAAAAACGAAATATTATGAACAAAAAATCAAAAGAATACACAACCCCTTACAAATATAAATATACACTAGATCCAAAGTTAGCAAAAGGGAAAAATCGAGCCTATATAATATATCACCGGGGATTTATAAAATTAGCACCTAATAATAAAATAACATGGTCAGAAGAAACACGTATAACTAGAAAACAATTTAATGAGATAACTAAAGGTACTAAAGGGATTATTGAAGATAGTATTAAAGGTAATTTTTTAATGAAATAATATGGAAATAGCTTTAAATGTACATCCAGATAAATTTTTAGAAGATTATAAAATTGAAGTATATGATTCACTTGAAGAAGTATACTTTATTTGGTATTTAGAAGAGCTGTACTACAATCAATTTATTGATAAGGTAACATACCATAACAATGATTTTAATCTATTTAACGGCCTGTGGGTACACACTAACGAGTTATTAAAAACGAAGATAAAGAAAAGAGAAAGACAAATACTGAAACCTATTTAACACAGCTCTACATGCCCCACTAATCCCTTTCTGGAATAAAATCTCTTATATAGAGGTTAAAGCAGATTACGACAGAGATAATATGACAAGACTATTTAGAATTAATCAGAAGTGGGTATGGAAAGAATATAATATATTTGTACAACTCATTAAAATACCTTTATTCTTTAAAAATACTTTTACTCCTAAGCGATACTTAAAACAAAACTACAGAAATGGTCAACGGAAAATTCATTACGAACCAGAAACCGCAAATAACTTTCTTAAGAGATTGCCTTACGGTAAATAATGAAACAATAAAAACCGAAAACAAAAAACAGGATGAGATCCCGTTACTAACAGATGAAAACGGTTTTCAATATTATGAATCTTTACCTTATAATTGGTACAAGTGTGAAGATTTTAAGAAATTCTATAATCAAAAGGATATAAATAAGCCATGGGGAAAAGGTAACGTAATACCCAAAATGGAAAAACCATATCTTGTTTATAGTCCTTCCTCTGATGTATATTGGTACAGGGAAACGCATTCCAATACCAATTATTTAAAATTGTTGAAATATAAAAAGGATAAAAATGTTTTTACTAAGAAAGGAGAATAAAATTTGAATAAAGCATTTATTATTAAATTTAATGATGAGCTGGGTAAGTATCAGATTAAGTCTGTCGATGTTGATACGGTAGCTAAAAATACTATCTTATTTGAAACCGAAGAAGATGCTGAAGGAGGTTATATAGTACAATTCCTTAAAGCAAAAGGTTCTAACAGAAATAAGTATTTTAGTAAACCATCTTTAGCTTATCAGGATTGATTTTAAAGGGTAGGAGCAAATCGCTCTTGCCCTTTTTTTTCCACTAAATTTGCAATTAAACTTTTATAAATTATCTTTGTACTAATATTGTTCTTTCGAATATATGTTTCCGTACAAACATTAAGATACTTTTTTCGAGATGAAAGCTCTAAAGGCCTGACTTATGATGTACGGATCATTCGTTAGGCCTTTTTAATTTTACTACCATGCCATTCTATTAATTCTTCATCTTCTACAATCTATCATAGGCATAGGGATATGAAAAAGCTACACTTCTGTTGAGAGAGCCTGGGTGGGTCAGATGTAATATTACTAATTTCTTTTTCTAATAGATCTTTTTCTTTTTTAGTTCTTATGTTTCTTCTGAAGACTTGTTTCTTTCTTTCTTTTTTCTTTTAAAATAAATAATTCCAATTAATAAATACGTAAACTACAAAATAGAAAAGATAACAATTAAAATAATCATTTTTGTTTAATTTTTCTATATTTGTAATTATGAAATCAATTTATTGTGAAATAACCTGTATAGGAATACCAATTAGAAAATATCCAAGTGGAATTATAAGAAGTTGTGAATTTATCAAACAAGTTTCCAAAAGGAAAAGAACATGGAAAATTGAATTCGATTTACTATGTGCAAACTAAACTTCTGTAAAGATACTTATCTCCACTTATGTTGAAATTCAAGTAACCAATCAGGATTTACACTTTTAGCATTTGTAACTTTATTATGAAAATCATAGTAAGAAGCTAACCCGGGAATACTTTTCTTAAATTCATTCCATCCTCTTAAATCTCCCTTTTGTGTAAAAGCTCCTTCTTTGTTTCCTACGGCTATATCAGCTAAAGCAATATTTAGTTTAGTAAATGCTGTTACCGCCTTATAACCTCTAGCTAATGAGACTGGTCGTGATGCAGATTCCAAAGTACGTAAAAGGTCTACCGGATTATATTGTTGAGTTAAATTATCAACAAGGTACATCTTCCACCATTTTTTTAGTGTATCATCATCATCTTCGTCTCCAAACAATTTAAGATATGCTCCATAGAATATTGCTATTTGTCCTATAACAATAAAAGCATCTATAATATTTTGTTTTTGTTCAGCATCTAATACACTCCATCGATAATTTCTCTTTGCTTTATTAAACGAAATAATAGTTAAAGCAGCATTAATAAACGTTTTCCATCTACCTTCATTTAATCTAGCAGTTCTTTCATAAACAGTTTCTCCTTCGTGTTTTTCATCAAGTTCTTTCCAATAACCAAGATCATATTCTAGTCTTTTCGAATGATAGGTATTTATAAGCAACCTGGGTAAATATTTCTTAAATTGAATAAAAGCTCTACCTATTGCATATATCTCGATATTAGCTGCCTCCTCTTTCCTGTAACCACCTTGCATTCTCTCATGAACTTTCTTCATCTTAGCTATCTCTTCTGATGTAAGTTCATTAATAGGTCTGTAAATAGCTGATTTACCGGTACCGATCTTTTTTACCGGTACCGATCTTTTGGTATCCTCTTGGTGGTGCAACCCATTTGAGTTCATGCACCCCTGTCTCTTTATTAAATACTATATCATAACAATCCCATAAACTTTTACCTGTTTTTGGATGCTTTAAATAATGCATCTGAGCTACCATCGTAGTAAGAGACACATACTCTTCCGGTTTTGCGTGGAAAACATACATTGAAGATTTTGACATAGATTTATTCCTTGTTGAAAGCATGAATTTTCTGTTTGTCCATACATTAGGTAAAAACTCACTAAAATATACCTTATCTGCAAACACATTATCAGCTATTTTAAAATCTATTGCATCTCCGTCAATATTAAGAAAGCTCGAAGCTATAGAACCTTTTAGGGCCTCTCTATAGGTAAGACTCCTAGCATGTAATCCATTACCACCACCTTGCATAGGCCTTAACCACATTATAGTAGAACTTGACCAATCAGTCATAAGGTCTATCACATTATCTACTTGTACAGCCTTTCCCATTATTCTTATTGGGTTACGAGAAGTTTTCATTCTCATTTTTCTATTAAGAATATCACTTATAAGTTTTTTCTCAAGAAAGTCTGCGGTATTTTCATACATAGGTTGCCCTTCTCCATCTTTCTGCATTCGCAACCAATGTTCTAAAGCTTTTCCTTGATGCATACACGGAATCCATGTATTTCTTATAAGTCATTTCTCTGACAAACGAATCATAACTATATTCTAAATTGTCTGTATACTCCTCTGCTGAATCAATTTTCAAGCTACCTAAATGATTAACCGGTAATGCTTCTACTTCTTCATTGCTATTTGCAGACCATCCCTGATAAGTATCTTCAATATATCTTGTTAGTTTTCTTTTAGATACTTCTTTCATGTATTCAGGAGTTAAAGCACCGACAATATTTGATCCTTTACCTAAATCATAACGAATCTCTTCCATTGTTTTAATAGCCTTTGGAAACCATCCTTCATAATATTCGAAAGCTTCATTTTTTGCTCTATTCTGATTAATCAATTCCATAAATGTAACACCTCTTTCTTCTCCGGATATAGGATCCGTTTTATATCTGGCAATCTGATTCATAAAAGCATCAGAACCCACAAACCATGACTTAAATTCTGCGTTAATAAAATCAAGGTATTTCTTTTGTGCTTCACTCAACTGTTTATACTCATCATCAGTAGAGATAACAAGTCTTTTTATATTACGGCCTTCTTGGGTAAAATATGTATAAAAAGGAGCATATAACTCTTTGTAGTTTATATCCGAAACGCCCAATGCTCTTACAGTAAATTTTTTCTTTTTATACTCTTCAACTATTGGTTCAAGCAAAGCCTTCATTTTTAAATCTTTACTTAATGCTTCATTTCTTACCTGATGTCTTCTCCTATCACGATACTTTTTCCATATTTGCACAAAGGGATTAGGTACATCTGAATAATTGCCAATCCATACCATTACCTTAGATATATCATAACCTTTCTCCGGAATAAGTTCCATTGAAGGATCAGCACTCATTACTTGTATTTCTTTGGTAAGTTTCATTAAGCGTTTTTTATCAATCCTTGAGAGATCCTCAAACCTTTGTTCTTTCCCTTTAATTAATGTCATCTCTGCATACTTACTAGAAAGTAATTGCTCATTGGTAAGTTCACTACTCATACATTCTTCTTCTATTGAATCCGTTGTCATATTAGTATATTCAGATACCCAAAAAGCTTTTGGTGATTTTTTAATTATCTGTTCATATATATCTTCAGATAATCCTGCTTGCTTTAATGCCTTTTTATCCTTTAAGAACGATTCAACCATTGGGAGATAACTATTAACAGCAACTGCCCTATCCATGTCATTATAATCAATCTTATATTTGTTAGGAATCCATGTAAGAGATAATTCTCTAAATTGAATATTTGGATTTTCAATCTTTAGCATAAGAGCATAAAGCATAACCTGTAACTTGGCTCTGTTTCTTTGATTATCTGTTATTTCTATTTCCTGATTACCATATTTAAGAAGATTAACAAATGGTGTCATATCAAATCTTGAACCGGTTTTAAAGTCTGTGATAGAAAACTTACCATCTGAATGTTGTGTTAAAAGGTCTATTGAACCACCAAATCCTAATATCTCTGATATTACCTTAACCTCTGATAATAACTTATCTTTTAACTCATCAGGTACACCTTCCGAAAAAGTGTTAATTCTTGCTTTCTTCATTATTTTTAAAAAATTCTCATCTACCCAATTCCAATCATTTACATTTATCCCTACCCTAGAAGCAATATCACGTATGTCAAGATCTATCTGTTCAATATTCCTACCTGAGTTAAATACCTTATCTATGTAACGCTGTATTTTCTTATGTATAATTTTTCCTTTGGTCTTACCTATCTCCATATTAAGGTCCATACGATCTCTATATTCATCGTAATTCTCTAAATCTCCTTCGTCTGTTGTTTGCTTGATATCATGATCTATATTTTCCCATATCATATCCGCTTTTCTCTCACCAAAGGTCTTCTCTGTATCAATCTTTCTCTCCACAAATTGATTAATAAATCCTTTTACCCTATCAGTTATCCTCTCAAATTTCTTCCCAAGAAATGTATAAAAATCTACTTCCTCTCCATTTTCATCAACCTCCAAAATAATCTCATTAGATTTATTTTTTATATCATCAAATAACTTATCTCTTTTTTCTTCGTCTGTCAGTTCTTTCTCCTCTACCTCTGTCTCAACCTCTGCTTTTAATGTACGGAACTCTTCTTTTAGATATGATTCTCTCATTTGTTTAAAGAATGGATTTTCTTTAGCAAGATCCTCTATCTCATTCTCTCCTGCATATATCTTAAGATCATAACCGGTAATAAACTTCTCTACCACATCAAGCAATGATTTTTGTTTAACGAATATTGATTTTAGAGCATCCCATATTTTCCTTAAAATATTTTTCTCTTCATAAGGTATAGTACTTAAGAATTCTCTAAATTCAGGATGTTTAAGTACATCTGCTAAAAATTCATATTGTGATTTTAGTCCATAAAAATCTTTACCTTCTTTCTCTGCTCTCTCTTTAGCTATCCTAAACATATCATCAATCTTCTCTTTAAAAGCCGGATTACTCATATATGTTGTCGTTGTTACAGCATGAAACAATTCATGAGCAATAGCCATATCAAATCTAAATAGATTGTCTACCTCACTTGCACCATTAACCTTAGTAAGATCAATCCTAACAGTACCGGTCATAGGATCAAATTCTGCAAATGCTTCCCCTTCTATCTTACTAAACACTACTTCTAATTTACTTTCATATTTTCTTAATACAGGCAATATAGCATCAATAAACTTCCTAATATGCGGTAAACCTACCCTATCTCTTATCTCAAGTGCTTTATCAACAACAGATGTCGAGGTGGAATAATTCTCTTTTAAATATTCAATTTTACCCTGTTGTTCCAGTTCATATTCCTTTCTCATCTCATCACTAGAAATATTTTCTATCTTCTCTAAGTGATTGGTAGATGAAAATAAGGTCTGTTGCTTGCCATAGAGCCAATCTAAGAGCACTTCTTTGTTTATGACTACTTCCCATCCATAACTTGTAGTAATCTGTTTAAGGACCTTTAAGTTGCCGAATTCTTTCCTATTAATATTATTCTTAAATGCCATCCCTTCACCTTCTCTACCATTTATCATTACCACCTTACCCTTTTTAGGTGCATAGAAAGGAGAACCTCTTTTTAATAATCTCGTTTTTAATGTATTAGTGTATTTCTCAACTGTACTTTCAGCTTTTAATGTACGAGAAATATCCTTTACTGTCATGTAGTTCTTATCTATCTTATCTACAACAACAATTCTTTTATCGATTCTTGCAGGATCATGGTAATTAGTTAAGGAAATAACGTTACCCTTACTCACTTTAAACCCACGATAAAATATTCTATTATTTTTATTGTTTGCTGTTTGAACATTTCTCATACCGGGATCAAAAGCTTCACTTATATCATATCCATTCTCTATAATATCCCTGTTAAGATTATAAAAGGTTACTCTATTTTTATTACCGGCTTTTTGATAATATATTATTTCACTATTAGCCGGGGATACTCTCACATATAATTCTTCTTGTCCATAATATCCTCTATTACGAATAACCAAAGGATATTCTTTACCTTCTGAATTATCATACTTTCTATCAAACACAATACCATCCTCGGTACCATAATAGATATTTACTTCTACACCATCAATTTTTGTTTTACCAGTAGGCATAAGATTTTCATCAAAGGAATTTTTAATAGATAACTGATCAGTATAATTGATTGCTGTCTCAATAGTAAAATGATCCAATAATCCATCTAATTGTTTTCTATTACCTGGAGCAACAAGCTCTGACAGCTTCTCCGTAAATTGCTTATCAATCTTTTTATAAAGATCAACAGGCAGGACAAGTGAATAATTAGTTGTTCCAAATTTCAATCCAAACTGTAATATTCCATACGATACGAACTCTCTTTGAAAATCGCTATACTCATTATCAGCTAACTTCTCATCAATCAGTATACCAATATAACTAGAAGTACTTTTACTCCAAACAAATCTTAATCTATTGAGTTCCATAAAAGATTTTTGAAAGCTCAACAAATCCGTTGCATCAAGGTTAGTACCACCAGAAAATCTTAGGAACCAAGTTTTATTTATAGGATCAAATCTTGCTTCAATATTACGTAAGAACAAGTTTTTTGGCAATAACCTTCTCGCCTTATCAATCTTCTGTATCAGATGTTGACTGAATGCCTTTGGTCCGGTAAGCTGCCTATCCTGCCCCTCGCTATCCTTATACTTCCATGGTGGTACATCATCAAATGATTCAAATCCACTCATAAGATAACGTACAAACTCTTCTCTTTTTAACTCATTGTTTTTTCCTTCATTTCTATTATCCAGTTTTATATTTACACCATTCTTTAACTTCATATTATCTATAAACTCATATAAAGCCGGAGAATGTTTCAAGAGATTATCACGAAGAGTGTTCCTTAAGAATTTTAACGTCCTGTAAGCTGCAAATATATGCGGATTGGATTTGAAGTAATTACTTATATCATGCGAGAATTTCGTATCCACTTTTGCCTCTTCGGTTGTGGTACCATCATCATTTAATTCCTTACCGAATACCCTATCTGCAAACTCCATCTGTTCATCCATTGCAGCTACACCATCTGGCATATTATTTATAAGGTTGGTGAAAAATGAAAGTTTTGTCATGTCAGTACTTAATGCCATTGCCTTACTCCATACATTCTCAAGTACTGATAATTGATTAACGAAGAACTCTCTATCTGCCTTGGTAATCTTATCCGGATGGTTATTAATTAGATCACGCATATCTTTTCGCCACTTCATCCCCTTCTCTAACATCTCATCATTCACCTCAATTAATTCCAATTGGTTAACCTCTTCTACACCTAATCCTTTTAATAATAATTTCTTTGTTGCTGAATAACCATTGAATTTTTCTTTACTAAGGAATTTTATTGCAGGTTGTACCATTATATTATTTAAGGTTTTTATATTAACCCCATGTCCTTTAAGTACAATAAATTCATTAATAGTATTTTTATTAATATTAAGCCTTGGAAGGATCATCAACTTAACATTATCCACTGCGGAGTTAAGAAACCCATCAAGGATCTCCCATGTTGTTAATTCCTTATTCTCCTTACCATCCTTATCCAATTCGTAATCCCGTATCTGGTCATGCTCCACTCCATTAATTACTATTCTTATTGTCTTATCTTTTTTTGAACTCTCATCATAATCCTTTACAATCTTAGGACTTGTCTGTCCTTCACCTGCACGCATCATGTAAGCTAACATCTTTATACCATTAGCAAATATTCCTATTGATTCACTACCTCTAAATACTGCATCATGTGCAGCCATGTTATCTAAAGGATTAGAAAGGTCAAGATATAATCCCTCTTTCTCAAGTTCTTTTTTAGTTAGTTTTCTAATCTTATTTAGCCTATTAATATCTTCTTCAATAAATTTTGTATTGATAGAGGTTAACATTCTTTCTCTATTCCTCTCGGCAGAGAATGCTTCAAGAAATGCCTCCACAACAACGTTCTTATGATAACCGATTAAGGTTTTGTTATCCCAATCCTTTGCTGGCTGATCAGCTAATACTAACTTACCGTCTTTATTCTTTGAATACCCAATAGGATCACCTTTATCATTAAGAACCCGGGAAATAACAAACAACTCATCTACATCAAAGTCTGAACCATGTAAAGGAACAAGTTCTTTAGGAGCAACAACCACGTTAGTATCTAGTGTATCATAAAACCCAACTACCCTTAATGGTACTGCACTGTGCATCTCAGAGGAAGGCAAACGAAAGCCGAAAGCATCATTATAAAGAAATATCCCTGTTTCTTCTTTACCTTGTTTCCATAAACTATCTATTCTATCTTCATAACTTTTAGATAACATTCCCCTGGTGACTAATACTTCTGCATAAAGATTACCATTCTCATCTTCTTTATATTGTAATTCTTCTCCATTTGGTTTTTTAATACCCAATGAAGTCTGCAATACATGCACACGACCCGGGAACCTCATACGAACAGTATCCTTTGTTAAGGCAGAGGATAGGTGTACAGCCACGCTACTGGCAATTGCAGGGAAGTCAACACTTAACCCTTCGGATAACATCTCATGCTTTCTCTCCTGACCAGGAGTATTAAACAAGGACATCATCTTACTTTTTAATCCTTTTACAGATAATTCTTTTTCAAATTTATCCAGTCCATCTTCTATAATCCATGTTAATGACTTGTATGCTTTTGCTGCTGACTCAACATTTGTCCCTAAGATATTAAGGAAATATATCAACTGTGAAGGATTAGCTATCTCATCTGTGATAGAAGATTTAGGGTTCTGGCTTATCCGAAAATTCTCATTTGATAATTCCATGACAGAGTTCTCATCATACTTAAACTCCTCACCAGTCTTACTTGTAATATCACCCCACCCAACAGTAACAGAAGGATTACCAACCTTAACAGCACTATCAAGCACTGCCTCACCAATCCCTTCATCTCTCATGTTCTGTCTTAAATTCCTTAATTCCGGATGATCAGCCACCAGATCATCACTAAGCACAATAACAGAATACTTCACACCTCTTGTAATCCCTTTACTACAAGTACCAAAATAAACTGGTTTTAAAACATTTATAAGATCATAAGCATTATCAAACCCTCTATTTATCTCATCAAATCTCTCTGGCGTAATAAACCCCTGTCCATCACCAGGCATATAGTCACCAAATTTTTGTAATACTTTTGATACATCCTTTCTCTTAAGCAATCTTTGTAAGAATCCCTCAAGATTTTCTTTTTTCTCAACAGGATCTTTTATTACAATTGACTTGTAGGTTTTTCGCATCCCGAAATCTTCATTGATAAACCCTTTCATTCCGGGAGCAAATACTAATGCCATCCTCTTAAGTAAATCATTACCATTCTTATACTGTGCAAAATCACCTGCTACCAGTTGGTTAAGGTTATATGAATTAACATAGTTGTTTGACACGTAGGCATGAATCATCGGTAATAGATCCTCACGAGATAAAACATACTTACCGTCTTCACGTACCCGTAATCCACCTTCATGCTTCTTGTTCATCTCTTTCATGTCCCAGGTAGAGAAAGTATCGCTATCAATAAATTTATTTAGATTAGTTATTTTAAACAGATCTTGATCAAGATTAACACTCTCTGCTATAATAGCATCTGTAACCTCTGTTGAAAGGTTAAGTAATTCAGTATACATTCTCCTCGTTAACCCGGAAATTTCTTTCTCTGTCAATGGTTTCTTTCGTAAATCCCTACCATCCAGCACATCTTCTAAAATAGAAAGGTTAATAAGCTTATCAGTTTTAAAATTTGCAAGTGTTGTTTCAAAACTTTCATCCCTGTTCATTATCTGTCTTAGCATATCACCAAGTGCAGCTTTCACTTGTTCAGGTTTCAATACCCCTACCTCTGCACCTATAATATTGGGTCGTTCAGCAATAGTATAGAAGTACTGGGTGTATTTCTCATTACCTTTTCTCGATGTTTTAAGATGTGCTAAGAATCCATATACGAAATTCCTTGCAAGGAAATCTTTATTCAATTCTTTTTTATAAGGAGTAATATACTCTACACCTCTCCAGTCTGTATCCCTCATCCCATCGTGATCCACTAAACTATAAATATGATTTAATCCACGAACAAATATATTATTCTTAAAGAATTTTGTTTTTAAATGTTCCGGTAAACTAAGAGTAGAAAATTTTCCTACACCGCGATAATCACTTGTTGATTTCCTATTAATAAGATTGAAAAGGATATCATGTGCCTGTGATGCCTGGCTCCATACATACTTGTTTTTCCCTTCTGCATCTCTTATTGATGTTGCTCTTATAAATTCATTGTTATGATTAATTAACTCTGCGAGATTACGCACAAGCGATACTCCATCATTCTCCAATGCTTTCTCAAACGAATCTGAATCTGTTACTAACTGTGTATGTGTCTGAACAAATTCAATAATATCATCTCTTACGGTATTAATATTATTCTCCGGTAAATAAACTGCAAGGTACCCAAGGTCTATTGATGCGAGGAATGCTCTTACAAATTCTACCGGTTCATCTTTATACTTCTCTATAAGTGTCGGTATCTCTACATCACGTACATTATTCCATGTATTGAGGTTTTTAAATTTCTCTCTCAGGGCATTCCTTACTGTTGCAGCTATTGATGAGTTGGGCCCAAGTGCTTTCCCTACGATGTATGCTATCTTGTATAATCCATTATCCATCTTACTCCTACCTACCTTAACATGCTTCTCTTTTTGTGATGCGAAATTGTTCATCAACCCACGGATAGTATTGCCGGACATTTCTTTTTGTAATAATATTCCAAGCACATCATCACTTATATCAACCTTACGGGATATATTACCAATATAATCAACTGTGCTTTGATTAGTTCCTCTCTTAATAATTGCTATTCCCTTTTGTTTAGCTTCGTTTATTCCTATTACATCCTCTACTCCATCTTCACTATAGATAAATGTATCTTCATTAATAAACTTACCGGTAGTTGGTAATAATTGTCCCTTAAGCTTTCCTTCCTTAACTTGTTTTGTTGCAGCAAGTTCCCACTCATCTATAAAGTAATCCAGTACTGCTCTTGTACGCTCATGACTACCGTTCTTTTTCCATGCCTGTCCTAACTGTTCAAAGAATCTTTCATTACCTGGCTGTAATCCTTCTACAAGTTGAAGCATACGAATATAGCTCTCTCTCCAATTCAGAAACTTCTTACCTAGTTTAATACCCGATAAGAAATCTTTTATGCTCTCGGTAACTTTCGCTTCACGATCAACTTGGTCATTTTCTACTGTATGCTTACCAATTACTCCATCTCCAAGCTGTTTCCAGTTTTCAAATATCTCTCCATCAGACAGTTTTTCCGTAGGATTAATTATCCCACGTGTCTTAAAGCTCCTGTTAGGATAAATATCTTTTACAAGTCGATCAAAGTTCACATACTTACCGTCTTTATTTGTTAATAGCATAGTATTAAATAATCCCTTATACTCAATCCACCTTGCTACATCCTTAAACAACTCATCATCTTCTTCTGATGCTTCTTTATTATCCTGAATACGATTATATAACTCAGTCATATCTTTATTAAGATCATCAAGCACCATATGATAAAGCTCCTTACGAGTCAAAGGTAAGCCCATATAGCCACTTTTAATACGCTTGTGGTACTTACTCTCGACTATTGCTCTTGCGTTGATGTATGACTCTAATGTACCCCATACCTTGACTATATTTTTAAGTGCTCTGGTAATATCCACATAAGGAATTAACAAATCATTATAAAATCCTCTCTCGATCCTATTAAAATATGTATCAAGTGACGAACTATTATCACTTAAGAAATTAAAGTATCTTAATATCTTATTAAATATTTTTCTTATAAAAGAAGACTTAACAACTTTCTCATTACTTCTCCACTCCTGAAATTTAAGAGCTATCTCTTCCTCAATCTCCACCTGTGTCATTAATTTTGTCTGCGGATACTCTTTATTGAAACTCTCCATAAACAATCTCTGTTCACCGGTAGTAAGATACTGGTTGAATATCTTATGGAATACTTCGTGGCGTACAATATTTTCATGTACTGTACCATCTTCATTTTTAAGTATATAAAGCACACCGTTCTTAAATAATCCCCAAACATTATCTCCATGCAAAACATCCAATGTCATCTGATCAACAAATTGTATCATATCTTTATCCATTCCCGGGACAAGTCTTTTAGCCAATGCCTGTGCCTGTGCAATAGATATCCTCTTTCCTAGTCCTGCCGTTGCATCTTTCTTTAAGGTCCTTGCATTTATATCATCGTCAAGTTCATCTGATATGTTTTTCTTTTTCTTAGTTATTTTTTCAACTACTTTTTTAGCAGCTTTCTTAATCTCGGCAACTTTACCCTCATCAAGCTTTACTTGTATTCTTGTAGGATTAACCTTCTCGAATGATGTAGCAAGTTTACTCTCAAGTTCCGAATTGTCTTTAGAAAGGTCTATATTTTCTCCAAGCTTATTAATATCTTCATAATCAAGAGGCAACCATAGTTCTTCATGCTCATCTGTTTCTTTATTAAATGTTAATAACTGATCAAGTGTTTCAGATGTAATAGTAGGGATAGTATATTGTTTTCTCTTCTCATTCAATTCTTCCTGTGTAGCAAATCCCATCTCTATAAGTGCACTCTCTGCTTCAACAATATTATTAGCATTAACAATGGTAAATTTCGTTCTTATATTCGCTGGTAAGTTGTTGCGTAATATTCTTATAAGCTCTTTATAATACTGTCCATATGTATCTTCACCAGCAAGTAATGATTTACCATAAGTTATCTTAACACCCTTACTGGAGAATGAAACTCTAAAACGTGTATCTCCTGTCTTTGGATTAGCAGTTGCCAATAGATTAATTGTACTCTGAGCCAACCCCTCACCTGCCTTAAGAGCATCTTGGTAAATATATCTTCCTTTATCTTTTAAGTCAGTTGGATCTGCCTCTTTCACAAATCCGGTATTCTCATTAGTTTTACTTTGTTCAAAGATGAATTTATTATCACTGGTATCTATATAAGAATTATTTCCTTTCTTATCCTTGTACTTACGCATCTCTTCTTCACTTGCAAAAGATACTCTCTCTTTCCCATATCCATAAAACAATCTTATTACAGGATCAATGTTCTTATTCAGTTGATTAAACTGGTCTTCTGTTATATCGGGTAAGAATTGTTTATTCTTTTCATCTTTTTGGTATGCTTCATAGGTCCATTGTGGAATTTCTTTTGCAACTATCTCCTTACCATCCAGCTCATAATTATTACTAAATCTTTTTATAAGAGAATTAAATGATGCTTGTCCAAGTTTCCCTATACCTATCTCTTCAAGTACCTTTATAGCATCTCTGAATTGCATCAGCTCCTGTATTCCTCTATCACCTTTCATTAACCTTCTTGGGTTAAGTCTTATATATTGTGTGGCTACAGGTTTCCCTTCTCCTTGTCTTTTCCATGCAGTAGTTCTTATGATAAGATAAGGTACACCTGCATAGAAATGTGTTTCAGCTATTTTCTCTCCTTCGAATAATTCAGTATTCTTAAATATCTTAACTGATATCTCTGTAGTTGTTTTGCCTCTGCGATGAAAACCCAGGTTAAATTTATCCATTAACCGGTTTAGGATACCTACTCCTTTATCAGTAGTTTTTTCAGAATACTTATATGTTAAAGGATGACTAGCTTGTAAATATCCTTCAAGTAGTATTGATGGATGATTTTCTTTAAAAAGTAATTGTCCACGCCTGTTAAGCCCATTATATACTGTCTTATCACTCTTGCTTTTACTTATAATTTTATCATGAAGGTCTCTTAGTGTCTTGGATTTTTCAAGGTCTTCCATCCCAACTACACCTATCAGGTGCCAGTTCTCTCCTGCTACCGGTTGTCCGTTGTTATTTAATTCTTCTGCTACAATATGTATCTCTGGGCGTTTAGCTTTTTCGTTATAAACCATTATGTATTTTACTATCTGTACTTGTGGTCCACCATGTACTCCTTTTTTATGATAATTTATATTACCGTAAGAAGGAAATTCAACTTCATGTACTCCTTTCACATCTACCGAAGGAGCTTCTATAATCTCTCCTGATTCAATTTTAATAGTGGTTGCTGAATGTGCCTCACCCTGTCCTGATTCATCTTCTACCTGTGGTGTTTCATTGCCTTCAATATCACTATCGGTTATATCCCTCATCTGGCTTGTAGTAGGCTTAGACTTGTTTATAATTTCTTTGCCTAATATTTGTGCTTCAAATGCCAATCTTTCTGAATACTCGTTATTAGCCTGTTTAATATCTTCTTTTGCTTTATCCTTATCATATTCCTCACTTTCCAGTATCTCATTTTTAAATGTATTTGTATGATCAAATATAAAAATATATTGTTTTGCTCTCGACAAAGCAGTATACATTGCTGTATTATACTTATAAGCTCCCTCTCCCCCCTCTCTAATATCCACATACACTTCATCCCACTCAATCCCTACTGCATCAATAACGGTTTCTACATCTGCAAATTCTTGCATATCATCATACTTTGCTTTACCTTTTTCGTCTGCTACGATAATTACTTTTGTACGATTATTTTTTGAATGTACCTTTACTTGATTCTTTAACTCTTCTGTAGTAGTTCCTACATGCACCCCAGTTGCTGATTTACCCAATGGTGCATTTGCCCTGGCAACAATCCCTCTTACGCTACGTGTGTTGTCCTGAAACTTATTCTGCACATCAAGCACTGACGATACATTACTACGATACACAATAGTTAATGGTTGAAGTTCATGTATGTTAATCTGTCCCCTCTCGGAAGCATTTATATCTGGTTCTGTAGTAAAAGATTTATTTATTTGCGTGGGATCACCAAGCACAATTACCTTAACCGGATCTCCTTTACGTAATTTATTTATTTCATTTATTGTTTCTCCAAGAGTATTTAATTGTTTTGAATCTAATGCTCCTATCTCATCAATAACAATCACCTTTATCTCATCACCGATCTTCTCTGGACTTAACTCATTTGTAAGTATCCCTTCTTTCTCCGGATTAAGTGAATCGTGTATTGTTTTTATCTGTTTATTACCGTGCGAAACAACTACAAACTCATTTGCTTTAAGTCCGAAACTATTAATCATCCACTTAGCAACAATAGTAGTCTTTCCTGTACCAGCCAGTCCTTTCATGTAAGCCCATTCCTGAAACTTCTTAAGCCCTTTGCCAAGTTTTAGGTTAAACCATTTTACTCCTTGCCGTATAGCATTTACTTGCTGGTTTGAAGGAGCTTTATCTTCTGACTTTTGTAATTCAATTTCTGTCATTACCTGATCACCTATTCTTGCATCTGATTCAAGTGTGGTAACAGCATTTATTAAGTTCTCAATTTTCAATTGCAGGTCCAGAATACTCAAGAGCTCATCTTTTGTAATCCCATTATGTCCTGTATCGGGTTCGTTCTCAAGACTTGTTTTTAACTGTAATACATCCTTATTGTTTTTATATACATCAAGAGCAACTTTGTTTGTTGCCGTCTTTAATCCCTTTGCACGATTTACCAATGCTTCAAATTGCTTAACAGGATTCTGACCGTAAAATTCTAATTGATTTTGAATAGTCCCTGTTTTAAGTAACATCTTGAGAGTAGGAAATCCAAGAAACAATTTCTTAAACTCATCAACCATTCCTGATATTTTATTCTCTATAACATCAATAACCTTATCACTCCTACCGGTATCTTTTACCTTATCGAGTATCTTATCTGCAAATATCTTATAGAATTTTGCATCTCTCTCACCCATCTTAGCCTTGCTTGCTTCTTCTATAATAGCATCGAACTCTTTATGACCAATAGTATTACGTAATTCATTATATAATTCTTCGTCAATGATTTTCCATTTACCTGTTTTCTGATCAACAGACATACCGATAGAGTTGAATGATACCTCGTTAAGATTCTTCTGGAAGTTAACATTTGCTGCTACCTTATTATTCAGGTTCTCTACTGCAACCTTAAGCACTTCGTTCATTCTTATTAATTGCTTATCAACAGATTCTATGAACCCCTTAAACTCTTTACTTTCAAGTAACTTAGCCCTCTCTTCTCCTTTATAAATTCTTTTTATCTCTTTGAGTTTATTTATTGTATTCTGGACCTCACTAACATTAGTAAATGTTTCCGGGTTAGCTTTAAAGTTTGAGTCTGTATTCCGAGATGATTGTACGGGCATATCACCGAACATTCTTTTGAAATGCCGGTCCTCTGCTATTCTACTTCTGAACCTTGCTGGTTTACTCTTATTCTTAGTATCTTCTTTAAATTCTTCAAAGAAAGTTTTTAATTCATTTAATGCCTTCTCATTCTCTTCTGCCATCCTCACAATTTCTTGGTCATCTTTAACCTTTTGCTGATCTTCTGCAAGTTTCTGTTCTTTTACCTGCTTTTGTTTAGTAAGATCATTAATAATCCCCTCGTTCTCTTTTATGCTTTTCTGTGCTTCTAAGGCCCTTTTACTTTTTCCGGCACCTCTGGCCATTAATTTAGTTAACGTCCCTGAGGCCTTCTCTAAAGCATCTTGTGCTTTCTTTATTTCAATATCCTCATCATATGCTGCTTCGCCACCACTTAATATACTCTCTACCTCTTGCTCGGTTTTTTTATCAAGGAATTTTTCTATATTATTCTCTGCTACCCTGGCACTCTCTTTCTGTGCTTCAAGTTTATCCTCTTCAATGTTTATTACTCCTTGTAACTTTTCAACATCTTCTTTAGTAATCTTCTGTTTATTACCTTGCATGTAGCTGATTACTTCTTTTGCCTCAATCTCCCCTTTCTTAACCTGCTCAATCATATTCTCTATAGTACCGGACACCATAGCATCTGCACCCACCTTATAGAAGTATTCATTCCTTAATCCAAATTCTCCATGTCTGAATGCTTCATCTTTTGTAAGAGCGAATATAGAATTGGGATCTTCCAATCCACGTATAGCTTGTTGCTCCTTTAGATCATATTCTAATTGACCAATAAGAATCTTATTAGGTTCTTCTTTCTTTTTCTCTTCTGTAATTTTTGTTTCAAGATCAGTAAAAGCATTTCTCTCCTTGTTGTATTCATTAAATAACTTCTTCTGTTGTTTTTTATCCAAGAATGCATTAGTAATCTTTTGTGAATCTTCAATTAGTTTATCCAGTTCTATTTTAGCCTGTTCTTTGTTAGTTAATAATTTACTTGCTTCATACGAATTTCTTTTAATAGCTTCATAAAACAATGCTTTCTTTATTTTATTTTTAAAATCTACAAACGTTTCATCTCCTGTAAGATCTTCTATACCTATTAATTTATTTTCTATCTCATCATATATGTTTTTGAACTTTTGAATATCAGCTTTTGCCATTCTCTTTTGAATACCGATCAATTCATCTTCTTCCGTAACAGAATCAATCTCTCTTTCCTCCAACGCTTCTATTGCTTCATCAACATTCTCGAACAAAGGATTAGATATGTAACCATAAAATCTTCTTGATAATATTTCATCTTTTAGTGTTTTCTCATATATTGGATCATTTTTAATGGTTGCAACTAATAATTCATCCCAAATCCTTTTATCTCCTATCTGCTGATAAAACATCTTCATTGCTTTCTCAACATCAATCTCTGTCTTGCCATCTTTATTCAATAATGTCTCTACAGTTTTTTCAATCTGGTTACCATCTTCATCTTTTTCTGTAACAGTTTTAGAAAATGTTTTATAAACTGATTTAATATTATCAGGATACTGCACATCAGCTACTTTTAATACAGCATCTAACATCTTTTCTCTATCTTCAATTTCAGCAATAGTTTTTCTTTCCTGAAATGCTTCTTTTATTCCCGCTCTACCACCATAAAGACCACCAACAATTGCTCCTAGCACCATTGCTTTCTGTCCTTCTGGTATCGAGAAATTATTTACCCATTCATTCGCATATCCTTCAAGCCAACTCACATCAGTTTCACCAGACATCTTTTTCGTTTCATATCTTTGAAAAGCTGCCTGCGGACCCTCTTCTAACAATGATTCAGAAGCCATACTCCCACCCACTTTCTTCATAGCATTGAACCAGACATTAACATCTTTTGAAGATAATTTACCAGCTTTTACAAGCTCTTTCATCTTCTTTGCATTTTTCCCTACACCACCAAAAAACATTCTTGACTGAATTAAATTAGGTACAGCAAGAAGTGCAGCATTAGCAACAAACGTATTCATTGCAGGAGTGGCAGCTTCATACTTAACATCCAGCATATCTTTCTCGGGTAATTCTTTATAAGACATTCCGTATCTATCCCATGCTATTTGCTCACGTAAATTAGTATTTAATTCATCAGCTTCCATCCCAGCCTCTCCAAATGTATTCAGAACTGTTGCTCCTGCAAGTTGAAAAGTTTTTAAGCCTTTCCCTGCAAGACCAATCCCTTTACCAACTGCTCCTACACCAGCACCGATTCCATATGCCGCAAGTGAAAAAGCCACGGCATCAAAAGCATCATCATACCAAAACTTGGGTGTACCCATCTGTTGAAGAATATTCCCTTTATAATATTCTTTTTTACCATGAATAGGAAATTGTTCTCTTAATTGTTCATCAGCAACTCTAGCTCCATCTGCTAACAAATTATCCCATATTATAGACGGATCTTTTATCATTCCCGGAGTACCTAATTCGTGTGCAAACCATAATGCTCCAGCTGCATGACCAATCATTCCAGCCATCTTGGGCACGATAGATGCACCCCTACTAACAAGACCTCGTGAAAATTTACTCCATCCTGATTGGACTTCCCCCTTCATATATTCTTCACTCTCATAAGGCATTGCCTGTCCGGTAAGGAATTTTCCTGATTCTTCGGTCGCCATCCTTGTATGTTCTCCAAAAAGGGAAGGATCTGACAAATCAAACAAAGCATTACCTCTTGCTGATTTAACAAACCCTTGTTCGCTTGGTCTTATAGGAAGATTGTTCTCGTCTAGTTGCTGAACATTAAGGAGACCTGCGTCATAAAGATGATAACGCGATCCTTTTCTTTTACCATTTGCCATATTAGAAATTATTGATTATTACCAAGATATCTTTCTGCTAATTCTTTATAGCGTTTCTCAAA